ACCCTTCACCTTGTTCATGTCCCAATTCATGCCGGACTTGACGCTGACTTCCTTCCAGGGCTTGGAGCCGCCGGACAGAGCCTCAAGCAGCTCCTCCATCGTCGCACCCTGCTCCCGGGAAAGCATGTCCACCAGGATAGCCTGCTTGGAACCGGCGCGGCAGGCATAGGCCTTCTTCATCGGGGCGAGGTTGATGCCGGTCCCCCGGCGAGGGGCGGTGCCGGTCGCGGGCTTGGCCTTCGGGGCGGCCTTCTCCGGCTTGGCCTGGGCCTTCTCCATCGTGCGGCGCAGCTCCCAGAGGTCGGTGAGGTTCGCCATCGTGCGCTTGACAGCAGCTTCCTTGGTGGCGAAGCGGGTGACGGGGGCGAGGCCGGTGTTCAGCTCAGCAGCGGTTGCGTTGTACAGGGCGACCATCTGGGGGCCGGTGAGGGCTTCCCCAAGGTCCTCGGGCTTGCCGACATAGATCAGGTCCTGCTTGTCGGCTTTGGCCTGAGCGGCAGCGGGATCGGCGTGGAACTCAACCTTGAGGTTGGCGATGTCAACGAGAACAACAGTCATTTCAGTCTCCTTGGTTTCGGTCTGGGCGTCCCAGATGGTGTCGATGAACTGATAACCGGCGGTGGACACGGTGTCCCCTTCACGGTCCAGGAAGATGAAGCCCTTTTCAGCCAGCGAGCCGTAGGTGCCGGCAGCCGCCTCCTTGGACCAGCCCGCATTGATGAGGGTCTGAGCATCGCACCAGGTGTAGGGGTCGTTATCCAGATCGGATGGGCGCTGACCACCCATACCGTTCAGGCATTCGCGGACCAGGACCAGGGCGGCCTTGAGTTCATTTGCGGTGAGGTCGAAGGTGGTGGTCATCGTGGTGCTCCATTTCTCAGCCCCGCATCAACCGGGGATAACATCAAGGTAATTGCGTTCGCTCCCAAAGTAAAGGGGGTCAGTGAAACTTTTTTCACCGACCCCCAAAATTGTTTAGATCAGGCACATTCCCTGCGGCCCGTCTCCGGGTCGATGGTACAGGAGGTGGCAACCGGCTCAGCGTATGAGTTGGTGCCGCCGTCCTCCTCCTTGGGCTTGTCGGACTTGCCAGTCAGAAGCGCCATGCGCTTGCCGTCCTGATTGAACGTGGTACAGCCCTTGGCCCCACCTTCCCAAGCCGACTGATACAGGCCCTTGAAGTCTGCCCAGGGCATAGACCCGTCCATGTTACAGGTCTTGGACACGGAGCTGTCAACCCACTTCTGCGAGACGCAGAGGACGCCAACGTGCTCCTGAGCCGTGACCTCGCTGGCGCGGCGACCCTTGACCCCGAAGTTGGCCACGCCATAGTCCTCCACCTCAACCAGCTCCTGGCCGCCGGGGGTGTTGACCGGACGGGCGGTGACGTAGTCAAACACCGGCTCGATGCCGGAGCTGACGTTGTCAGCGCACAGGCTGATGGTTCCGGTCGGGGCGATGGAGGTGAGGTGGGAGTTGCGAATGCCGTTCTTGCGGATGAGAGCCTGGACGTCATCGGGGAGCTGCTTGATGAACCGGCCATCAAGGTAGCGCTCGTCATAGAGCGGGAACGCCCCCTTTTCACCGGCCAGCTCAGCGCTCGCACGGTAGGTTTCCACGGCGATCAGCTCCTCAACCTTGCTCTGGAACTCCAGATAACCGGGTGAGCCGTAGGGGAAGCCCAGGGCCTCCAGAGCGTTCGCCACGCCGGTCATCCCGAGGCCCATGCGGCGCTTGTTCTTGGCCTCCGCCTCCTGCTGGGGGAGCGGATAGCGGGCGCGGTCCACCACGTTGTCCATCGCACGGACCACGTGCGGGATGTCAGCCTTGAGCTGGTCCCAATCGAAGCTCCAGAGGGAGCCTAGAGCCTTGCCTGGAATCACTTCCCGGGGACCTGTGACCTTCTTGACGTACTTGACCAAGTTGAAGGAGCCCAGGAGGCAGGCCCCGAACGGCGGCAAGGGCTGTTCACCGCAGGGGTTGGTGGCGGCGAGCGTCTCGCAATACCACAGATTGTTCATGTTGTTGATCGTGTCGATGAACAACACGCCGGGCTCGGCCCAATCCCACGTGGAGCGCATGATGCTCTCCCACAGGGCCGCCGCGTCCACTTCCTTGTAGACCTCGCCGCCCCACCGGAGATGGAACGTGCGGCCCGTCATGGCCGCTTCCATGAACTCGTCAGTGACGGCGATGGAGATGTTGAACCCGGTCAGCTTGTCCGTGTTCTGCTTGGCGTGGAGGAACTCTTCAATGTCCGGGTGATCGACCCGGAGGACGCCCATTTGAGCGCCCCGGCGGTGCCCAGAGGAAGCGACGCAGCGGCAGATGGCGTCATAAATCTCCATGAAGGAGACGGGGCCGGAGGCGTGAGACTGGAGCTTGCGGATGAGCGTCCCCCTGGGCCGGATGGTGCTGAAGTCATACCCGATGCCACCGCCCATTCTCATGGTTGCCGCTGCCTCGGTGGCCCGCTGCATGATGTTCCCTTCGCCGTCGACAAAGCTGTCCTCAATGGTCCCGGACACATAGCAGTTGTACGGGGTCGTGGCGCGGATGGAGCCCATGGCGGACTGGACGCGACCGGCGGGCATGAAACGCATGTCCAGTGAGATGTCGCGGAATTGGTGGAAGTGCTCGTCACTGTCCTTCATGGCGCTGCTGAAGCGGTTCACCGCCTCCCGGAAGTCCTCGCCGTCGCCCCGGTACTTCATTGCGTGAAAGTAATCACCCACGCGCGTCTGTGGTCCCATTGTCTTCTCCTGAACTTTCTGGGGTCAAGACCCCCACTTTACTCCCGCCGGGATAGGCGGTCAACACTCCCTTGATGGTGGCCACAGCCTCCTCCAAGAGCTCAAGCGCACCTTCAAGGAACTCCCTGCTGATGCGCTTTTTGACGATGAGGGTCACCAGGAGGCCGCAAGCCCGAGCCGTCGCCTTGTGAGCCTTTTCAATCTCAGTTCCCGCCGACAATCGTCACAACGTCCTGGGCGCGAGTGATAGCTGTGTACAGCCACTTCTGACGGGTCCCCGGGTCCCGGAAAGCCCCGCTCTCATCAATGATGAGGACGCGGCCCCACTGCGAGCCCTGAGACTTGTGAGTGGTGAGGGCGTATCCAAAGGTAAACTCCTGAGCGTTGCGCCGATCCCAATAACCGATCTGCTCCGGGTCGCCGTCGAAATGCTCAGGGTGGGCCGGGATGAGCAGAGGCTCTGCCCCCGGTTGATCCTCGGGCCTGATCCGCAGGTTCACGTATCCGCCCAACAGCTCGCTGTCCGTCAAACTCATGTGGAGGGTGCCGTTGAGCAGGCCGTGATCCTTGTCGTTGCGGAGGCAAACCAGCTTCTCCCCTTCAAGGGGGAAGGGTGAGCCGGTGTAACCCTTCAGCTCCCGCATACGGCGGTTGGTTGACACCCGGGTCTTATTCAGACCAACCAGCACCTGGTCGCTGGCAAGGGCCAGCTCAGGAGTGGCGCGACCGATGACCGCTGACTCACCGTATGACCCCTGGCTCAAACGCTCACCGTTGCGCACCCGCGTTGCGAGGTCGATGATTGGATTGTCCCGGGCCTGTCGATGTATCTCAGTCAGCATGATGTCCGGGGTTGCGTCAGTGAAGAAGCCTGTGCCCTTGACCGGCGGGAGCTGGGCAGGGTCGCCCAGGACCAGGACAGGGACCTTGAAGCTCAGAATGTCCATCGCCATGTCTTCATCGACCATGGAGCATTCGTCCACCACCAGCAGCGAGGCATCACGCAGGTTGCTCTCAAGGTTCAGGCTGAAGTCTGGGCGCTTGGCGTTCTTTTCCTCAGCCCTGATCTCGCCCTCCAGGGCCTGTACCCGATCGGTCAGGCGCTGGGGCGGCTTCCAATCGTAACCGGCCTGGATGTCCGGGGCGGCCTCGGCACGCTCCTCATGGATCATCATGCGAACGTCCTCAAGCTCCGCCTTCAGGTCGTTGAGGCGCTGCCGGGACTTCTCTTTGGGGTTGTAGATCAGCGAGTGAAGTGTTTGGGCGTTCGGGGCTCCATTCGCCCGGAGCACGCTGGCGGCCTTCCCGGTGAAGGCGGCGAACAGCACAGAGCCGCTCACGCCCTCGGCAAGGTACTTGGCCAACGTTGTCTTGCCGGTCCCGGCGAAACCAAACAGGCGGAACAGCTGCTGTTCGCCCGGGTTCTCAAGCCACCGGCTGACCTTGAGCAAGGCCTTGTCTTGTTGGGGGGACCATTCAGGCACTTGATTCTCCATTTCTGAGACAGGTGCCCCCGGGCCGGAGCAGGGACCCGGGGGCTGTTTGACCTTCAGGGGCGGTCAGACCTCAGAACGGCGGGTCATCAGCATCCGGCTTGTAGCCGCCGGTGTTGGGCTGACCGCCGCCGGTGTCACGCTCGGGGAGGTCGGGCTGTTCACCAGCCGCCGCCTCAGCGTTCACCTTCAGCTCGCCGGACTGCTTCATGCGGACCATCTCAGCGCCCATCTGGACAACCTCGTGGTCAGCCGGCAGGCGGACGGCTTCAGCGCTCGCACCGTCAAATTCGGCCTTGTAGATGTACCAGGACTGGTTGCCATCGACCTTCTTTTCAGAGGTCAGACGCCAGACGTGGCAGAACCACGGAGCCTTGAACTTGCGGCCCTGAGCGTTGCGCAGCATGATGCTGTCGGAACGGTTCACGATGGACTTGTAGGCACGGATGCGGGTGGAGGTGAAGCTGATCACCGCCGGGTACGGGTCCGCCTCATCGTCGCCTTCCTCGGGCATCACGATGCCGTACAGATAGAAGGTTTCAACAAGGTCGTTGCCGTTGCGCAGCTTGATCTTGCCGCGCTGGGTCTTGGCCCACTGCGAGATGGCCTCAGTCAGACCGTAGGAAGCGACCAGGCCGCCGCCGTTGTCCACCGGGACCCATTCGACATAGAGATGTTCACGAGTTGCCGGCACAAAGCGGATGCTGTCATACAGCTGCTGGGTGGCGGTGTTGATGAACATACCCGGCTTGGCACCGGCGACCGTTTCAATCTCGGGGCTGTTCTTCTCCAGCACCTTGATAAACGGTACAGAGCGATCAGAGCTGTCAAGCTCGTCAAGCCCCTGGCCTGCGTACTCTTCCAGGCCCGCGAACTCAGCCGGAAGCCCGGCCTGTTCCTTCACGGCAACATCAGTGCCGGCAGTTTCCTTCTTGGCAACCATCTGGTTGTCTCCTTCAAATTGAGGCGGTTTCTGGGCACCGGCTCATCGCCCTTTTCATCCAGCAGATGAACCTCTCACCACTAACCCAGGTGACGGGAACTGAAGTGGTCAGGGACCACTACTTGGGCTTGACTTCAGCCTGCTTCCACATATGGACGCCCAGAAGGTCAAGCGGCACGACTTCGCCCTTGGCGAGCTTCTCCCGGACCAGAGCCCCAAGGGTCTGCCAGTGGACGCCCTGCTTGGCCTTCGCCTTCAGACCGGCGGCGGTGATCGTCTCCAGGGCCTTCTGGACGGCCTCCTGATCGGCCTTCCCGAGGTCGGCAATGACCTCGCTCTTGATGATGCCGCCGTTGCCGGACTCACGGAGCCACTTGAAGGCTTCACGCTCATTGTCCTTGGACGGCTGGCCGCGCACCAGCTCCTTGATCGACACCTTGAGGCCGTCGATGGTGGTCAGTTCCTCCTGACCCGCAACGCTCATCAGCTCAGGCATGACGTCCTCCTGAAGGGCCTTGAGACGCCCCTGGGCGTCCTTCAGGGCTTCCTCAGCGAGGCGGACTGCCTCCTGGGCGTCCAGGATGTCCCGGGCCGTCGATGCGATCTGGGCGAGGATGTTGTCCCCGAGGGGCTGCTGGGCGAGTTGTTCATATCCAGTCATCAGTGGTGCTCCTTTTCTACAGTGAGAGATTATCCCCGGGCGGGGGCGTTCGCAACGTCGAACACTTGAGCCTCAACAGCGGTGTAACGGCGTTCCCGGCCATTCCACTGGAGGAAGCGGATGCGACCGTCATTGACGTCACAGGCGACGGCGGTGGCGAGCCCACACAGGACCGGGTTGCCGACCATCAGCAAATAGTCGTCATCGCCAAATCCCTCCAGACCGTCCCAGAGGTCGTTGATGATGGACTCAGTTGCCCAGGGGGCAGCGGTCGGGCTGAGGAGGTACTTCAGCGTGCCGAACTCCTCCGCCGGGGTGAGGTCGTGGACACTGACATACTCGCCTGTGTCCTTGTCGTATCTGCGGTGATCCTGAACAACATAGACGGTCATGATTCAATCCAATTCTTGGCCTTGTCCCCGAGGATGACCTGCGCCACTTCCAGCTTCTTGACTAGGGCGGCGATGGCGTTCTCATCGCGGGTCCCGGGGCACACCAGGTCATAGTAGGTCACATGGTCATCCTGACCGATGCGGTGGTTGCGGTCCTCACTCTGAAGGCGCATGCGCAGGTTGTAGTTATTGTTGAAATAGATGGTAGTCTTGGCCTCATTGAGAGTCAAGCCCTCGCTCATCGCGAGGTTGGCCACAAAGTCCGTGGCATCGCCCTTCTTGAACTCATCCTTGGCCCGCTGGAGCTGATCGGATGAGCAGGTGCCGTCATAGCGGACGGGCTTGCGCCCCTGCTTGATCAGGCTATCCATCACCATGTCGATGTCGCGTGTCCAGACGGCCCACGTGATGGCCTTGCCCGGGGTGTCCTCAATGACCTCCTTGTGGGCCTTGAGACGCGGGTTGTTCGCCCGGTCGATCAGCTCCACAGGCTCCTGACCGGCCTCCACCGGGACATAGCCGCACAGGACCTGCTGCATGCGGAGGAGCCGGACAATGGCGAGTGGGGCGGCCACAACCTCGCCGCTGTCCAGGAAGGCCATGAACTCCTCCTCCAGCTCCTGATAGATGCGGCGCTGAGCGGGGGTCATCTCATAGTAGCGCTTGCTGAACAGCTTCTCGGGGAGGTCCAGCACGTCATCCTTGGTCACGCGGCTGCTGATGAGCTTCAGCGAGCGGTACAGCTCCTCAAGGTTGTTGTAGCAGCTCAGGATCGGGTATTCAACCTGCTTCTTGCCGTCCCACCGATAGCCGGTGTCCCACACGCCAAAGTAGGACTTGAAGGCCGTGAAGGTGTCGATGTCCAGCTCACGCCTCCAGAAGTCCGGGTCAAGGAAGGCCACCTGACTGTAGATGTCAAACGGACCATTCGGGACCGGCGTGCCGGACAGGATGCGGCGATATGGCGCGTGCTTGCCCCCGGCGAGGATCGAACGGGTGGACTTGGCGCTGGGCGTCTTGACGCGGTGGCTTTCGTCCAGAGCGCATAGCACCTTGCGCTTGCGCATCATCTTCCACACGGCCTTCTTGCCCATGTCGGTCTGCCAGGCCTCATAGCTGATGGCCAGCAGGGCGAAGTCGCGGTGCTCAATCGTCTCCCGGACCTCCTCCTGACGATACTTCACGCCGGGGGTGTCGGGGTGGTAGGCATGCGCCCTCATCCGCTCCTGAAGCTCGGGCGGGAGGTGGGTGGGCAGCTCGTCAGTGATCCAGTTGCGGTGAACGCCGTTGGGCGCGACCACAACGGCCCCGTCAATCTCACCCTCAGTCCAGAGGTGCGCCATTGTGTCGATGGTGGGCTTGGTCTTGCCGCAGCCCTGCTCCCAGAACAGGGCATAGTTCTCCATGCCCTTGGTCCGGTCAAACAGCTCAGCCTGATGCTGAAAAGGTTCTGTGTGTGGGACGTACATGCGGTGCTCCATTTCTCAGGCCCAGACTAGCCGACCGGGCGCGGGCGCGAAAGCCCAGAGGCGTGATGCGGGGGAACGGGGTTCTTAACTTCACACCCTCGGGACCCAGCGAAGTTAAGACGCATAAGCTCTGCTAGGCGCAGCCGTTTCTTAACTCGCTTATGTTTCTTAACTTTCAAATAGGGGTATATGAAAATGACGTTACACCGGCGAACCGAAAGTGCCCCGAGAACCCTAAGAAAGCCGTTCCCCTGCTGCCCTGCCTGGGCTTTCCGCGTCTTAACTAGGGAACGACTTTCTTCACTTCGGGCCGATCTGAAGTTAAGACGGCGCAGCAACATATCCGGCAGCAACTGCCTCCTCGGGCGAGGTGAAGCAGCGCCGGGGGATGATCTTGGGAGCCCAGGGGCTGGTCTCCGCAAAGTGGAAATAACCCGAGCTGGACGCCACCCAATAAGGCCGATCCTCGGGACAGGCTGGATAGTTGATTGGGCGAATGCGGTTGACGTCAATCAGACGGTCGTTGCTCACATAGAGCCCGAGAATGAAGGCGCTCAGGACCGCAGTGGTCATAATAACGACAAGCCAGACCACGCTGGACAGCTTGAGTTGCTGCCTCTGGATGTCCGGGGTGAAGTAGAACGCGACACAGCCCAGGACCAGGAGGAGCCTGGAGAAATTGGACGCAGGCGTGCCCAGCCAGTCGGGGGGTTGCCCGGCGAGGTTCCAGGCCAGAGTGAACATGCCGCCGTACACCACGGAAGCGGCGATGGCCGGAATGCCCAGGGCAGCAAGGTGCGCGCCGTCCTCATCCTCAGATCGGGCTCCCTTGATCAGGACGCGGTACACGCCCCTGAAATATTTGACCACGATGGCGAGGCCCACCAGCACGCTGAAGATTGCGAGGGTGGTGCTCAACCAAAGGCCGGGGACATACCAGCCCAAGGACCAATAGGCCCCGAGCATCACGGTCACAGTAAAGAGGAGCTTATTGGGCATGAGTTTCATCGGGGGTTCCGTCTGTTCAGCTCGATGACTCCAGACATGGACTGGAGAATGCGATTGCCTCCCTGAATAGCCTGTATGCTGTTCTTGAGCTCATGTCGGAGGTGACGTGCCTCCTCCTTGGTCGCTTTGGGAGGCGGCAAGAATTGCTTGATCCAATCAGGCATTTTCATCTAGACCTCCGGGGCGAGCTTTCCTTCACCAGCTCTACCAGAGTGGCCACGTTGTTCTTGACCTCAGTGGCAAGTCCAACCATGGTTTTCAGGTCCTCCACCCGATCCTTTTCAGCAGACCGCCACTGCTTGACGGTCCACAACCATCCAAGGAGCTGGCCCAGGATGATGTAATATTCCAGTTTTCCCGCTTCAAGCAGCCGAACAAGATCAGCCACAGTAAGCGTCCCGGGCCGCGTTGTTGGCACGGTTGCCCAGCCGCGTCTCTTCAGTGTCGCGACTGGAGTAAGTCGTGGGAAGCCAGACGCGGCAGACCTGCGCAGCTATGGCCTTGTCAGCCTCAATCGCGCTTGTACGGGTCGTGTTCAGGCTCAGGCACCCGCCCAGACAGGACGTCATCCCGAGCAACAGCAGCAGCTTCAACCCGTTCGCCTTGAAGGAGCTTGAGCTCATTGATCAGGTTCCTTTCAATTTCCAGCTTATCGGCTCGCCGCGCAAAATACGCGGCGAGCTTCAAGAGCAGTTGAAGGCCGGCAAGCCAGTTCATGCCGCCGGGCCGGTGATGTTGGTCACGGTCGGGGCCGGGGTCTGAACCACCCCGAGCTTGGCGGCGATCTTCTCTGCGATGGCCTCGGGCGTCAGGCCAAAATAGGCCACGGCATCCGGGGCAGAGCTGTTGACGTACAAGATGGCCTCCTTGATCAGGGGGTTCTTGACGTCAATATTGACGTTCCCGGCGGCGTCCTTGGCCTTGTGGATCACCAGACCGGCGGCATTGGTCAGAGCCTGCTGGAACGTGGTCATGTGAGCCTGCTGAAGGGCGATGCCAGTGCGGCGGCGAAGCTCAGCGGCGGCCCAGGCTCCAAGAGCGGGAATGACCAGAGCGGCAAAGGCAAGCAGGAGCTGTAGCCAGGGGTCCAGAAGCTCCCCGAGGTTGACGGTGGTGTCCTGGGCCCAGGCGGGGAGGGCGAGGAACAGGAAGGCCGCGACGGCCAACAGGAATGTCTTCACGATGATTCTCCTTTTCAGAGCGTGGCGAACTGGAAATGCATCCAGTCATAGTTGCGAGCGCGTCCCAAAGATACTCCGCCGTGAGCCTCAACGATAGCCCAGAAGGCATCATAAGCGGGCTTGGCAAACTCCGCCCGATCCTTGCCCCAACGCAGCTGATTGCGCTCCGGGTCGCCGTCATAGGCGATGCCCCAAGCGTGCATTGACTTTGCCGTGCCGCCGCGCATGGCCCGGTCGTTGAAGCAGCCGCCAAACAGGTCCAGCCCGAGCGCAACCATGCGCTTTTCGCCATAGTGCTTGGCGGTCTCAGCGAAGATGCTGGTGAAAGCGTCCGCCACCAGCTCGTGGCAGCTGAACTGCTTCACCTTCTGGCTCTTGTTCCAGGCGATGCGGAAGGCGAATGGGAGCTGAGCCTTGCCGGCGGTACACTGGGGACCCCCGGCCTTGCCGAAGAATGCCGGGACCCCGGACTGCTTTGGCCACTTCTTAACGCCCTGAGCGGAGGGCTTGAACACCTCCTCAGTGGAGCGACCCGGGATGACCTCAGCCTTGCCGGTCGTGACATAGTGGTCCCAGGCGTTGAAGGCTTCATGGGTCGTGCCGCCCTTGAGCCAATAGCCGTCGATGTTCCCAGGCTCGTATCCAGCAGCCTTGAGGATGATCTGGGCCGCCGCGACACGCTGGCGCTTGGCCGACCACTTCAGGGCCTCGGGCTTGTTCCGCTCAAGAACCTTGCGGACGGCCTCCAGGCTCTTGGGTCCGAAGTCGCCATCAAGGCCCCCGCCGTAATAGCCGGAGGCCTTGAGCAGTCGCTGGATGTCCCGGGGTTCCATCATTCTCTCCACTTCAGGTCGATGCTTGAGGCATAGATCAGCGGACCTCGGGCGATGCTGTCACCCTGGGTCTGCTGAATGATCTGCTTGTCAGCAGCAGCCTTGAGGAAGGCCGTGATGTCGCAGGAACCAACAACCGGAGAATTGCCGGCGTTGGCGCTGATCATGCCGATCTGGTCCAGGTTGGCTGGACCGCTGTCAGCCAACACCAGACGGGCTCCCACATAGACCCCGCCGGACGGATTGTTGGGGTTCCAGACCAGAACCCAACGAGCATACTCAAGCCGGTCGGGGTCCTCCAGACCAAACCACCGGATGGAGGAGGCGCTGAGCGCCGTGCCGGGATAATTCCACCCGCCGCGCTTATCACCAGCCCAAGATGAGGGACCGCCCATGGGGAAGCCCAGGGGGATGGAGGGGTTGCGATAGAACTCCAGGGAGGACGTGATCATTCGCGCCTCAGTAAATCAGGTTGTCCCACGGCGGGTTGGCCAGCATCGCGTCGATGTCGGTCTGATTGACCGCCGGGTCATTGTTGACGATTGGAGCGCCATCGAACACAGCGCCGGTCGGGTTGCCGTCCGGGAGTGATTCAAACAGCAGATATGGCTTGCCGACGCCCACCGCGTTCTTGACGAACGTGGCATGATCGGTGTTGCTTGCGGTGAGGATGACCCCGAAGGTTTCCACGCCGCGCTTCTTCACCATGCAGAGGAGCTTCATTTCAGTCATCCTTCAACGCACCTTGAGTATCTGGAGGTCAATGCGACCCGGCTCAACGGGGTCGCCGGTCGCCGGGTCAGTGAACACCAGCTCAAATGAGCCGCCATCCTTGAACTGCTCAATCTTAGCCGGAACGTCTGTCTGGGCAAATACCAGGTAGTCAGCCGCCTCTTGGGGTTCTGAGAACAAGACCATGAGCCAGCCCTCGTCATAGATAGCACCCTGGAGGCGTGCGGCCAACTCGATGGTTGTCAGAGCCCCATCAGCAACACAGAGAGCCACTGCTGCCCAGAGGAAGGGCTGAGCAGGCGACGGCGGGAGCGGGGGTGTCGTGTCAGCCGGAGGCGAAAACGTGTTGCCGTCATACGTCCATCCGATCTGAGCCTCGTTGTTGAGCAGGTACTTCTCCCGCTCAGGCCAGTCCGCAGGCATAGCCTTGGAGAACAGCGACCTGTCAACAACCACGCCGCCCTCAATCTTGACGTAAATCTTGTCAGACATGGTTCACTCCGAAAGGAATTCAGTGATGACGGCGATGCCGTTGCCGCCGCTGCCGCCGGTAGCAGTTGAGGTTGTGTTCCAGGAAGCAGCGCCCGAGCCACCGCCGCCTTGATCGCCGTTGTTACCCGGAGACGTACTGCCTGCTGAGGAGGTTGCCATGACGGCCCTACCACCCGAACCAAGAACCGGAGAACCCCCGCCACCGCCGTTTGTAGGAGCCGTCCCCCCGTACACCCCACTATCGCCAGGGTTGCCGGCCATGACAAAATCGCCGGTTCCGCTCGCCTTTGAACCACCGGCTCCGCCCGAAGGCTGAGCACCGCTGTTTCCAGATGTGCCGCCACCTCCACCGGCAGCTCCGCAAAGAGTACCGATAGAAGTTGCCCCGCCCGCGCTTCCGTTTCCAGTGCCGGTGCCGCCACCACCACCGTTACCAACCGTCACATTGTGAGTTGCCGAGGTATCGGCTTTTAACACCACCTTGCGGGAGTAAGCTCCAGAGCCGCCGCCCCCACCAACCCAATAAGTGGTGCCGCCGCCTGATACGCCAGCCCCGCCACCCCCGGCTCCCTGAGCCTCCAAGATGGCAAAGATCATCTTGCTGTCAGGCGTCCAGGTCCCGGAGGCCGTGAAAGTGGTGATTTTGATCTTGGCGGCCCGGCCCAAGTTGCCCAGGGGCAGGCCCTTCATCAGGCCTGCTACGCTATCCCAAATCCAGAACCGATCCGCGCTGACAGGCGCGGTCTTGGTCGGGGATGCCGCCGCCGGGGCGACAAAGATGATTGAGGTGGTCCCGAGGGTGCCGCCTGCGGTGGAGATACACTGCCACAAGGAGCCTGCGTTTACAGTCCCCTCGCTGACGACGATCTGGGCCGCCGGATGGTCGTTGTAGGTCATGTACTCGGGGACGCGGGCCGGGACGGTGTCCACCATGTAGATGCCGTTCTGAGCCTGATCGGTCTGAGCCCGGACCAGGACCCAATCGCCACTTGCCAACGCCACCCCATCAACGGTGTCGCCGGGGTTGAGCGCCGTCGCAATCGCCACGTTGCCGGTCGTGGCGGCACGGACCTTGACCCGGTGGCGCAGGTTGTCCCGGGTCGCGTTGATCAGATTGGTGAGCGAGGTTTGAAGGTCGGCAACGTCGCTGTCTTCAGCCTTGGCGATGAACTCGGGATACAGCAGGAACAAGTCCAGGAGCTGTTCCACGGTGAGCTGGACGGTGGAGCCGTCCTTCATGGCCGCGATGATGTGGCTCAGGGAGGGGAGGACCTCCGGGCCAAGCTCATCAATTCGGATGCCTTCCTCAAAATAGTCGGCCATGCGGACCTCCTTAGACGGCGATGGCCGTGTAGCTGAGCTGGAACCCGAGCGTGATGGGCGTGGCCGGGGCGTTCATGTCCATCGACGCAGCAGCCTGTAGGCCGTAGCGGTTGGTCACGCCGAACACAGTGCCGCTGTTATCAGCAGTGGAACCGTTCAGGATCACAGCCGGGTCCTCCGGGATAGCCGGCATGACGCCCCCGAGCCCGGTGCGCTGGATGACGGCGGTGAACTTGGGCGTGCGAGCCCAATTGAAGACGATGTTGTCAAACTGGATGGCGAAGTTGCCACCGCCAGCCGTGGACGGGGTGCGGGTCATCGTCTTGGACACCAGGCCGTTGTCAATCATCGTGGCCTTATTGACCAAGTTGGTGATCGTCGGCACGTTACCAGCGTTGGTCACCACCCGAGCGATAAGCATGTCATCATAGGTGCTGTCGAACTTGGTGTCAAGCTCGCTCACAAAGCCGGGGTTGTAGGCCGCGTCAGCGAGGTCCTTGAGCTGGAAGCCGTTGGCAAGGCTCCAACGCAAGTGATAGGTCTTGGAGGCCGCCGTGTTGAAGTCCGTCTGGGCAGTCGTGACCAAGAAGATGCCCCGGTGAAGCAGAGTGAGGTTGCCCGGGAGCCGGATCACGCCGTTGGCGGGCGAGGTCACGTTGACAGTGCCCTCGGGCGTCTGCCACTGAGGAAAGAAGGGAAGGCGAGCCCGAGCCTGATCAAGCAGCAGGAACTGCTCAGTGTCGCCGTCGCCGGTCGCGGATGCGATCATGGCCTGGATGGCCTGCCGCACTTGCGTGAAGTCGGTGTCCGATCCAGACAGGCCCGCGAATGCGATCAGAGCGCCAAGCTCTGACTCAATCCGGTGGAACAAGCCGTTGAACAGGAGCTGATCCGCCGGGCCGCAGGGGAAGCCGTTTGCGCGCTCGTCAACGGTTGGGTTGCGACGGGGGCCGGTGAGGGCGAAAGGTGTCTCAAAATTTGCCATGGGTCATCTCAGCAGCTATAGGGTTGAACGTCAATTTCACACATCCAGGGAGCGCTCACCCGACACATCCAGTTGGCGTCCTCAGTCAGCGGGCCGGTCAGGATCGGCTCGTTGTTTTCGGTCATCAGCACTTTACCCTGTTCGGTGACAATCGGCAAACCATCCGGCTTCCAATCCTCGCAGAAGCCGCCCCAATCGTCACAGAAGCCAAAAACCTTGCCGGTGCGCTGGAACCCGAGCCCGGCCTGCGTCAAGGCTTCTGACTCCTCAGAGAAGCCACCCCAACCCTCACCGAACCCAAACACGCGCTGCTCACCAAAATGGAACCGCACCTCAACGCCCAGGGCGAGCGGCATCACGCGGGGGTAAAGTTGTAGCAGCAATATTTCCTGATCGGTGAGGTCCCGCCCAGGGCTCACAACCACGCGGCCCTGACCCGAATACAGTACATAGGCGGTTGGACCAAAGAAGATGCGCAGGGCTTCCTCAAGCGAGGCGAGGTCAAACCGGGCCGTGTGTTGATACACGCGAACCTGGAGGAACTTGCGATAAATCTCATCATCGTTGAGGCAAATCTCAGAGATGCCCGAGGCGCACTCAGCCCAGGAGGACACGCCGCCATAGGTGTCGTCGCAGTTGAAGCCGACGATGGGCCGAAGGCTGATCTCATCCGCACACTCAAACCCGAACACCGGGCTGATGTCGCAGACGCAATGGCACCGGGGCCATCCCAGGCGCTTGCCAATCAGGGTGAGTTGGTCACCTACAGCGGTGTTGAGGTCGAAACGCTCCGGGAGGTCGCACACCTGAAGAGCGGTCTGGGCGACGGCCCCGAGGTACGTGCGCAGGAGGTGAAGCAGCTTGGGGCTTTCCCGGTACTGCGTCAGGATGCGATTGATGCGCTCCTCAACAAGCTCTTCAGTCGTGGGACAGGTCACAGCGCGATCACCTCCACATTGAGGGACGCAATCTCCATGAAGCCGACATTGACGTCAGCCGGGAGGAGGTCTGCCCCGTCTCGGGAAGCCGTGAAGGACACCAGCTCCACGTTGCTGAACGCGCCCTCAATGATGGTGCGGAGCGTGTATGCGTTCACGTCCTTGCCGTTGACCCTCTGGGCCATCCAACCTGCCTCCAGGACATTCTTGACTGCGAGGGCGGAAGGTGGAGGACAGTTGGATCGGTCGCGGGATAGGCGCACGACAATCTCAACGTCAACCGGGACCTCAGAGGGCCGGACGATTGACAGTGACCGGCAGAAGCCGTCCACGTTGGATGTCACATAGGTGTTACCATAGGTGTTCACGCCGGGGACGATGTAGCGGCGCATGACCCGGGCGATGTCCTCATCATCTCCGCCGATCACGACTGCGGCCACAAATCCGCGCTCAAGCTCCTCGCTCGACACTTCGCCGGACTCATTGACAAACACCTGCGCATAGGTCACGCCGGGGACGCTCGTGAGGGCTCGGGCGAGGTCCTGGATGTCGATGCGGCCCTGGCCAGCGTTGGTGATGGCTTGACGCAGCTGAAGATCGGTCTGGCCCTCACGATAGATCAGCCGGAGCCGGGCGAGCGTGTCCAGCCGGAAGCCTTCCGCCTGATCGGGGTCATAAGACTGATACAAGTCCAGGTTGCGCTCATCGACCTCGGCAATCAGATCGGCCATCAAGCCGTTCAACTGCCCAAGAGGGCTCTGCGGGGTCTGAATGACGCCTGGCCCGAACTCGGTGGCCATAGCCGCCTCAAGCTCAGCGAGGATCACGCTGATGGGCTTGCGGACATATCCGGTGGGCTGAATACCGTAGTTGCTCATGAAACTTGCGCCTCCTGGTCATATTCGGTCAGCACCTCAATATTGTAGGCGCTGAGCCCCCGGACTTCCATGTCAAACCGGACGCTGAATGAGTTTATCTCGGTTACACCATCCGTGTCTAGTATCTCCGCCTTCAAGACGGCCTCCGCCAGCACCGGGTCATACTGGTGCCCGAGGATGTCCCGGACCCAGGGGACCCCGGCAGTGCGGTCTAGGAACCACTCGCCCTCATAGGTCATCAGGCGCTGCCGAGCGTGCTGCCCTACGGCCTCAGCGTCGTGAACCAAGGCGAGGTTGCCGGCGTCGTCAAGGAACAGGTCCGCCGGGGCGGAGCCGTCGCGGCGAAGGGCGAGGCCAACGCGTGAAATGGTCATAGCGCCATGCTCCTCAGTTTGCCGGCAATCTCAGCGTACTGAGCCTGCTTTTCCAGAGCATGACCCGTCCCGGCTGAGGAGCCGTACTTGATGTTGAGGGTGTCGGCTGCGAGCAGCTCAACAACCTGCGTGAGGAGGTCAAACCAGTTGCCCTCTGACCCCACGATCCTGAACTTGCCATCCTCGCTCATTTCAATCTTGAATGAGCCGTCAGCCGTCCTGATCTCCATGTTGCTGGAGTTGAAGTTGCTGATAGGATCGGTCAAGGCCTCACCACCGTCCAGAAAGGCCTCCATGTCGGACAGGTTGAAGCTCCTGGCGTCCCCCACCGGCGTGTAGTCGCCTCCGGTGTGAAACTCCTCGCTGGACCTCATCTGAGGGCGGAGCGTGACCTTGTCACCGGCCTTGACGGGGGTGGTGATGATGAAGCCCCCGGCGCGGGTGAAGCGCACCGGGACCTCGGCAAGCTCGGGCATGTCCACAGGCTCACCGTTGTGGCGCGGCTTGTAGTCCGGCTGAATGGATGCCGTCTGGGTCGCCGGGTCGAATGAGACGATGGTGCCGGTGATCTCACCCCACATGCTCTCACGCTCAGATTGAGCCTGAGCGGCGACGTTTTCGCGCCCTGCGTTGGTGGTCTTTCCGCGATAGCCCAGGCTCACTTCTTCACCCCCTCATCGACCTTGCCCCCACTCAGGGCCTCGCCTGTGATATTCATGACAAACTCCCCCTCCTGATTGTCGCCGGAGAAGTCCACCTGACTGATGCGGTAGGTGTCCCCCTGGGCGTTCATCTGGAGGACCTCGCTTTCAACCTTGACCTGCCGGTTGGGCCGGGCGTCCGGGTTCAGGAGGGCCTTGACCTTCACCCCGTTGTCGGTGATGGTCGGGGTCCCCACCATACCCGTCTGAGGACTGATGAGGATCATGCCCTCAAGATAGCCGTCACCGGGTATGATCTCAAGAACCTCATTTTGAATGGACCAATAGAAGCCGTTGCCGCGACCAAGTGTGTCCATCTCCCGGGTACAGCCGCCGCACATGCTGTAGGGCCGCTTGAGCGTGCGGACGTCATCAGGAAACTTCCACTCGCCCTTGCTGATGCCCTGCTTTTCCATCTCTTTGTACAGCTCCTCCACCACGTCCGGGATGGGGGTGCCCTTGGGAATGGTCTTGCTGATCGTCGCCCGGCGATATGCGGCATCACCGTCGCCACAGCTCACGGTCGTGATGATGTCCGGCCCAGATCGGTCGTGTTGGAAGTCGCGGATGCGGCCCTTGGCGATGATGCCCAGGTTGCCGCCTCCCTCGGGCGGGATGTAGCCTGCCTCAAGCTGAACTGTCTCCAGCTCCCGGCCCAAGGCGTTCCGGTGATCTGGGCTCAAGTTGTAGAGCTTGATGCTGAAGGTGTTCGGGGAGCCAGAGATGCCCCGGGAGACGTCAAACTGAACGCGCAGCTCATGCGTCTCCACCCGATTGCTCGGGTTGACTGTGAAGCCGCCGGGGAACGTGACCCGGGCTTTACGCAGCCACTGCCGCATCAACTTCCTCCTGCGTGGTATGATACATCCTCACCGTGCCCAGGGGCAAGGCGTTGCGATCCGGGACGGCTCCGGCGACCTCGGGAAAGGCGAACACGATGCCGATGCCGAGATTGAAGGGGGCGAGGAGGTCCACGCCCATCACGATCCGGCGACCATGAATGACCGGAGCCCCGTCAATGGCGAGGTCCATGGACCACCGATCAGTGGTCAGGCTGTACCACAGTTCAAAGGTCACGCGGCGACGGTTCAGCAACACGCTGAACTTCTGCCGGGGCTCGTCAAGGATGCGAAATTCAATCATCAGAACATCCTGCTCAGAAGCGACTGAGTGCGCTCAGCCGGTACTGCGTTGGTCGGGTTGTCACCGGCCTGGACGGTGGAGGCCGTCCGGTTGGCCGTGGTCGGGTTATTCGCGGCCTCAGCGCTCGGGCGAGCCGCGCCCCTGCTATTCGCGCCACCAGGATTGCCCGAGGGCTGCGCTCCGCCCTCCGCTGGGGCCGAACCTGTGGAGACGATAATCACCTGCCGGCAAGTGACCGTAGCATGAAGGATCGTGGAGTGCGTCTTGTCCCGGGTCGCGTCAATCGCCTGAATGAGCATATCCTTGTAGACAGACAGGCCGGTGACCAGATAGAACGGCACCCGGCTTTCCTGGAAGCGCACAAGGATATTGTACATCAGGGCCGCGTTGCGGTCGGCAATCTCCAAGACAACCTGCTTGGGCTTGATGTAGGCATGGTCATTGACCTCGGCACCCGTCTCGATGGGGTTGCCGGTGATCTCAACCTCTGAGCTGTGCTTCTCGCTCAGGATACAGTTGATGGGAACGGGGCCGATGGCGCGGGAGAAAGCAATGACGGTCATCAGAATGAGGGCTCCGTTTCAATCTGCGAGCGCTGGTTGGCCACGGCTCCCTGAACAGCCTGGCCGGTTGCGTTAGCGGCGGCCGTGGGGGCATTGGTCGCCTGCGTCACAGTCTGGTTGACGGTCACGTTGTTGGTCAACGGGAAGGCGCGGGCATCCGTCCGGGCATCCGTGATGGTAGCGTCCACAGCCGTGTCAGGGGCGAGCTTGGCGATGTTCTCCCCGGCGTTGTTCAACATGGTCTCCCACTCCTGGCGCTGAAGCTCCATCTTGTAGTCCCAGGCCTCGTCATCCAAGGTCGGGGTCTGGAAGTCCGGGTCAGGCGTCGGCTGGCCGCCGGACTGGACCTCTGCGGCGACGGCTCCCGGGCCGGTGTCTGGGCCCATCCCGAGGAAGGCCTTGGCGTCCTTGAGCCACTGAGGCTCCTGGAACAGACTGTTGAACCACTCCTGGATAGCAGCGCCCAGGGTCTGGAGGCCGGTGAGAATGTCCTGGGCCATCTTCGCACCGATGGCCACCAGGTCGATGTTGAACCACTCCTTGACCAGCTCCGCAATGCGCGTGCCGACCCCTTCCCAGAAGCCATAGAACAGGTCGATGTAGGCCTGGAAACCAGCGATGATGGCGTTGAGTACAGCGCCCCAATCAATATTGGTGAAGGCGTCAAGGACGGCCCGGCTGATGTCGGTGACAGTGGTCCAATAGGTGATGATGGCGAGGGCGAGGGCGTCAATGAGCAGGCGGCCCGCGTCGTTGCCGAGCTTGCCCCAATCAATGTTGCTCAGCCACGTCCCGAAGGCCCCGGCGGCCTCCATGAGCGTCTCAGGGAGCTGCTTACACCACTCGATGAAGGAGCCGATGACGCTTTCACCGCCCTGAAGATAGGCAATGAGGTCGTCAACGGCGAGCCCGATGGCGATGAAGGCGCTGATGACAGGGAATGCCCAGACCAGAAGCGCCCCGAGCGCAATGCCCAGACCGATGACGATGGGCTTCAGGGTGTCGAAGTTGTCAATGATGAAGCCTGAGACTTCAGCAATGCGGGTGCCCACGGCCCAGAAGATGTCTGCGAACCAAGTGAGCGTGTTGCTGATGGCAGTCGCCCACTCATCAAGGCGACCTTCGCTGTCCAGGCGCTCAATCGTGTCCAGCAGGCTGCTTAGGCGCTGGCTGATCTTTTCAAAGAAGCCAGCCTCACCGATCCGGCGCTGAAAGCCGGTCCACGTGTCCCCGAGGTTGGACACCATGCCGTTCCACGTCCGGCTCTGACGGTCCATCGCGCCGGTGAAGCGGTCGCCCATGGTCTCAAGCAGGAATGCCCGGATTTCAGTGGCATTCTTCTTGACAGTCTCAGTCAGCTCCTCGCCGTTCTTGGTCCAGCTGAAGGTGACTTCATCGCCCTGCTGCTTGGCCCTGATGCCAAACTCCTTGAGGCGCTCAAATTCGCCCGTCTGAGCATCAGCGAGTGCCTCAACGGCCTGATTCAGGTCCTTGCCCATAGCGGAGGCCGTATCACCAAGGGTGCGCAGCGTATCGTCCGCAATCGGGTCGATGCCGTATGCCTTGAGCTTGATGAACGCCTCAGTGACCTGGGCAACGTCATAAGGGGTGGTCTTGGCGAACTCGGCAATCCAGTCCAGCGACTCACGCGCCTTCTCAGCGCTGCCCTCAATCGTCTCAAGGGTCGCCTGATACTTCTCAAATTCAGCACTAGTGCTGATGACCGAACGGGTCAGGAGGGTGAGAGCGGCGGCCCCGGCGGCGGCCCCGACCTTGATGGCTGTACCGATAGCCGCGCCAACGCGCTCGGCAGTCCGCTCCAAGCGCTTGAGAGTGCCCTCATAGCGCTTGGCCGCGTCCTCGCCGGTCAGTTCAAACCCAAGTAGGGCAATGAGTTCGTCAGCGATTGCCATTTGGTTTGCGGGCCTCTTTCACCTTCTCTGACTCAGCCGCCTTGAGGTCTAGGGCCTCATGGGCGTCAAGAACATCAGCGATGGTGACCCACTCTCTAAGGTCACGCTGAGTATACATCTGCGGCTCAGATATAATGGGCCGCCACAGGAAAAAGTTGAGGTTCGGCGCGATCCGCCGGACCTCATCTTGCTTTAGGACCCCAGCACCTTCTTTAGGCTTCCACTGGCCAGGGCTCCGCCGAAAAAATCCCCCAGCACCTCCTGGAGCACGAATGCGACCACAGGGAACAGGTCCTTCATGTGCTGGCCGGTGAACTCCTGGTCGATGTCCACGTGCTCCCAGGCCCCGCTCGGGGTATTGAGCTGTGCGATAGACACGATGTCTGAGATCAGCTTGGCAACCTCATCCGGGTTGGCCTTGTTGAAGATGTCCGCAAGCGCGGCGATGGCGGCAGCGTTGGACGCTTCCTTGGCCGCCGGGTCTGCTTCGCCCTTCTTGCCCATCCCAGCAAGAATGACGGGCAGCCGATCCACGGCCCCGCCTACAATCTTCATCAAGCGCACCTGGAGCTTGATTGCGTCTGTGGCGAGGACGTGACCTACACGGAACGTCCTGCCACCAATCTTTTTCTCAGCCATAGCGTCTCCTCGCTCAGTTCAGGTCGGGCACGTTCGGGGTCCAGTTCCCGGTGACCAGCGTCCATTCACGGACGGTGGCGTTGGTGCCCTTGGTGTCGTCTGGCGCGGTCTGAATGAAGCAGTCCGTGCCGTTGCCGCCCTCGTTGCTCCCGCTGTCGATGATGTCGAAGGGGAAGCCACGGAGGATGCCAGCACGCTGGGCTCGCCACTTCTCAACAAGCTGACGGTGGGTCGGGCTGTTGGGCTTGAGGCGCAGCGTGATGGTTGCGGAGCGGTCTGCCGACTGACTGAACAGCGGCGTGCCGTCCGCGCCGATCAGCATTGTACCGACATCTGCGCCGGGGGAAACCTGGATTGCGTTGTCCCCGTCCATAAGCCCAACGACGCGGCGACCGTCCAGGGTCGCCGTGACATTGAGCATAGAGTAAGCAATGGTCATGGCTCAGCTCCTTAGAAGGTCATCGTGTAGTTGATGGTGGTGTAGTGGACCGCACCAGCATAACGGAACCGGACGGCGATGGCCGGGGCGATGCGCGCCTTGCGCTGGGCCTCGGGAACGTCGAACACGGACGGCACCGTGATGGTGAATGCCGGCTCATATTCGCCCGTTTCGGGGTTCAGGTCCCGGGCGACGATACCGGCCCGGGTCGCCTGGGCTATGATGTTGCGCGGGATGGAAGCGAGCTGCTGCATGCCCTGATCGGTGAAGGGGATGCGGGCGTTGTTGAGGAACATCGCCAGCGCTTCCTCCTCGGTGCGGGCGATGATCCAGTCAGTGGCGTGGATTTCATCCACGAACACGTTCTGGGTGAGCATCGACCCTTCAACCAGGAAATTCTGCTCACCGATGTCGATGAGGGTGTTGGCGCAGTGACCCTGATCCTCAGTCTGCCCAATACCCTCCACGAAACCAGTCACGGCGGTCACGGCGGCGGAACCGATGTCAACGTTGTTGATGCCGGGGGCCTTCTTGAACTTCAGGGTGTAGGCGCTGTCAGCGTCGTCAAAGACGCGGGTGGACATGTACGCGGCCATGGAGGCGGCGAGATACTCGCTGGCGTCCGTGTGATAGAACACAGCCGTGCGCTCCACCGTGCCCTTGTGACGGGCCGCGATGTTGGTGGTGTCGTCCGGGTCCTGGAGCTTGACGTCATTGCTGTCGAGCATAGCGACCTTGGGCTGGGCTTCCACCCATTCCACCAGGCCGTCCAGATACGGCTGATCACGCAGAGCGGAGTCAAGCGTGAGCATGTACCAGCTCTGGTCGCTGTCAAGCAGCGCGTCCAGGCCGGTGATGAAATCAGCCTTCTTGGCAGCTGCGTCGGCACCAGCCGGGGTGGCGACAAAGCCGACCTTGAGGCGGACGGGCCGGGGGTTCTGCGAGAAGGCGGACAGGGCCGCCGCGTACACGGAAGTGCCCGCCGGATAGTCCGCCGCGACCTCCTGAAGGGAGGCATACAGCTTGGTTCGGTGGGTCGCGTCCACCTTGCCTGCGACCGCAGTGTGCGTGAGGATCAGCTGAGTGCCGAAACCACGGCGGGTGGGGAAGTTGTCATTGCGCGACACGCTGACATTCACAACCCGGCTGTAGGGGAGCTTTGCCATGTTCAGGCCCTTTCTCCTGTGAGAGTGAAGTCGTGCTCCTCAATGACGTCAACAATGAAGCCATCGCTGGACTTGCCGCGCACGACGATGTTCACCTGAGACCGGGGCTCCCACTTTTCGCCCACAAGCTCAGGAATGCTATTGGCGCTCGACACCTCATGGATCGTGAGGCGCGGGCGCAAGGGCTCCTGGAGCTGGGCCAAGTGTACCGCCGATTGAAGGCGGCGCACAAGGTTCTCTCCCTGGGCACCGTATACAAAGAACAAGAAAACCCACTCAATCTCCAGATCGGGGGTGGCTGTCACCACGTCCGTCCCGGAGAAGCGGATGTCATCAACGTGCTCATGGAGGTTGCGCCAGTTGGCGAGGTCCACCATGCCATAAGGGAGGGCCGGGCGCTCAACGCCCTGACGGTCCTTGATGACCTTGAGGTCAAGAAGGCCAGCGAGCCAAACAATCAGCTCTTCATGTACCTCCTCGTTGGTCAACCCTCAGCCCTCTTCAGCACGAACTTGTTAAATCCATCCATGGGACGCGGCCAGACATGGGCGACCCGATAAGTTGAGCCACCATAGATGATTTCATATCCCTCGGCAACCATGGTCCGGGACCAACCGGCATAGGAAACCTCACTGCGGAGGCCCTCGGGCAGGTCCTGGAGCAGACGCCCAGACACCGGCTGGATAGCGGCCATCATAGGCTGCTCCTGCTCAGCTCCGGGCACGCCGTTGCCCCGCTCGTCATACGTACCCGCAGACCGGGTGCGAAGAATGACCGGGACGGCCTCTGCGTCAATCGCTTCTGCTACATCCGTCACCGCTTGACCTCCCACGTCACCTTGGAGCGCATTTCACCTGTGTCGATGAGGGGATTGTCGGACCCCTTCATGGCAATCGTGGTCGGGCTATTGGGAGGCGTCCGCAGGTTGGTGATCTCCTCCTGGATGTCTCCCTGAGCCAGAGCCCCGAGCTTGTTCATAGTCTGCTCAAGGGTCGCCTCACCGCGCAATATCTTGGCCCCGGCTGTCTTCATGGCTTCAAGATACTTGCGCCGGTTCTTGCGGATGGCGTTGAGCAGGAAGGGTCGCGCCGGGATCGGGCCGCCCCAGCCGCCGCCGGAAGCTCCGCCCCGGGTGCCGTAGTGGTTCCAGATGGCGCGATCAATCACGCCCCCATCCGTCTTGCCTCGGGGGAAGCCGACCTTGACCTGGCGAGGTCCGGTGATGGCCTTGGGCAGCTTGATGTGCTGCCGCCGGATGACCCGGCCTGCCAAATTACACCAGCCCGATGGCGGGGGCGTTCAACTTCAGGAGTTGAGCGAACCGGCGACCATACACGGTGAGGGCGAGGGAGCCCAGGAGCCCAGTGGAGGCGCTTTCCGCACCGCTGGAGGCTTGGGCATATTGAGTGGTGACGTCACCGACCTTGCGCATGACGATCTCACGACCAGCCGACGCGGGAAGGGGCGAGCCTGCCGGGAGCGAGGCGCGGGCGGGATAGCCTTCCATGGCCAATAGGTGAGCGGTGAATGCCATGATTGCGGGCTTCTGGTCCGGCTCATGCCATTCATCGTCCACCATGGGGGACGCCTCGGCAATCACAGACGTGATCAAGGCATCGCTGACCCCGGTGAACTCCGGGTAACGTGCCTTGACGTCTGCTGCCGAGGGCGTCGCAACCATAGCTTACTGCTGAGCCTTCTTGTCAGCGATCATCTTCTTGAGCTTTTCCGTGCCGGTGTTGGCATTCGGGTTCAGCCCGAGGTCGCGGGCCTTCTTGAGGAGGGTGTCGCGTTCCGCCGTCTGGGCCGCTTCCTGGGCTTCAGAGATGGCGTTGGTCAGGTCCTCATCGGACGTTTCAGCATCGAAGGCGATGCCGAGGCCGGCAGCCTGGGCTTCCAGCTTCTGGCGTTCGGTCTGAGGATCAGTGTTGGTGTCCTTGGCCTTGGTATCCACCTTGGTATCGGACGCAATCACACCAGCTGCAAGCCACTGCTTGGCAGCGCCGCCGTTGGCCCACTTCTTGAACTTTGCAGTGTCCACCTCAACGGTGGCACCCGGGCGAACGTCCACACCGGCCACGTTGAGGAGGCCTTCATGGTTGTTAGTCACCTTGGTCATTTCATTCCTCCATTGAGGGGTTGGGGTCTTTCTGATGCCTCAGCCCCGGCGTCCAGAGGAGCCGGGGCGAGGTTCGCACTATACAGTAACCGATCAGATGCCGTCGCTGTAGCGCACTTCCTTGGGAAGGCGGATGTCCAGGGGGCCCAGACGGAAGATGCCGGGGACCTTGTAGGTCAGGCCGACGATCTGGACCGGCAGGAAGCGGTGGCGCATCGGGATGTGCATCTTGAGCACTTCCGGGCTGTTGCGGTATGCGACCATGCGGGCCGTACCACCAGCGCCTGCCGTATTCAGGCCGCGTGCGCCACGAATGCGGAGCGGGTTGCCCGTTTCCGCCGTGTAGACGTTGGCCTGCTGGAGGAACTGGAGGATGGTCAGGGCACCGTTGCCGTCGCCCAGGCGGGTGGACGCGATCTTCTGGAGCTTGAGGCTCGGCAGCAGAAGCGTGTCCGCCATGGCGATTTCATTGGTGGCCGTGTAGACACCGCCCAGAAGCTCGTTCACGTCAGCAAGGATTTGATCCTCAGTGGTCGTGCCGAGGTCCCAGTCACCGTTGGTCGCCGCGATAGCCGTCACAGAGGTGTTGTTGTACAGCCCCTTCCAGCCCTTCTCGGTGTCGCCGGTGAAGGCGATGTTGTCCACGGTGCGCTCATAGATCAGGCGCGCAGCAGCGGCCTTCTCGCCGGGCAGGTTCATGCCGAGCATGAGGGCCTGGTTGACCTCTTCAAGGCCATAGTCATACCCAATGCCGGCCATCTGGATGGCAGTTTCATCCTGCGCCAGACGGGTGCCGACAACCGGGATGTCGCTTGCGCGGTCCCCGATCCAGTCAGCACGGCCCGAGATGTCCATGCTGTAGTAAGTGATGGTCTTGATCCACTCGGGGGCGGAGTAATCCACCGGGATCAGGCCAGGGTAACGGATGGCGGGGAAGCGGGTGCGATAGACACCGGCCTCCACGTATGCGGTCTGCGACTCAACGAACCCGAGGTTCGCCTGCATCGCATCACCGACCATGAGCTGGTTGTTGTTCATCGTCTGCGGTCCTTACTGCGGCAGGTTGATGCGGATGCGGGCGAGGCCGTTTGCGGCGGCCCCGGTGTCGAACACCGCACCCGGGACGGCGATGACCCCGGCAGCAACTGCCTTGGTGCCGAACAGGCCGGTGGCGACGGTGACGGTGACGTCATCTCCTTCCGCAACCGTGCTGTCCACCTTGACCCAGATCGGACCCTGGGTGATGATGGCAGCCGTGTCGTTGGCCGGGTAGACATCGGGCGAAGCGGCGCGTGCGCCGGTTGCCTGCGACCGCACGGTGATGCCGTGAACGGCGTCAACAGCAGCCTTCACAGAGTGCTGCTTGGCACCCTTCTGAACGGCCTTGCCGAAGCCAATTTCAGCATCGACGGTGCGGGATAGGATCGTGGCCGGGGAGGTGTCAGCAACCTGACCTTCCTGCGCGACCTCGGGATCAGTTGCGTAGTTCTCGCTGTACGGCATCGGTCAGCCCTCAGTTGGCAGCCTGGCGCTCGGCACCAGTCTGATCGAAGTGGAGCAGGTCATCAAAGGCCTGCTGGCGAACGCGCTGAGCATCGCTCATATTGAGCGGAGCGGAGCCCGGGGCCGCCGGGCGACCGTCGCCCATGCGGGCCTGACGGAAGGTGTCCTGCGTCTTGCCGGCATCTTCAGCGAGGATGTCAAACCGGGCGTCGATGTACGCCTGATCAGCGAGACGCTCAGCCGGGAGCTTGTCCCCGAGCTTCGCCTTGACCACGGCCTGCTTCAGGGCCGCATCGGACAGGCCGGTGGCCTTCACGTCCGGGGTGATCTTGGCCGCCGTCGCTTCCAGGGCAACACGGTCAGCCACCAGCTTGGAGACGGCATCCGGGGTGAGGACCTTGCCCAGGGCATCGTCCAGCTTGGCCTGGATGGCGCTGACTTCAGCGTCCTTGGCCTTGAGCTTCTTGTCGTTTTCCTGGTCCTGCTCACGGAGCTTGTCCTCAAGGGTCTTGCGGTCTGCGAGCAGCTTGGTGATGGCCTGGGCACCAGCATCGGTAGTTTCAACCGAAAGCCCATCCACCATAACATTGCGCGTGGTCATGGAAGTCTCCTTGTCGTGCGCGGTGGTGATCGGGGCGGTGCCCCACTTGTCAGCATCGTCGCCAATGCGAACATCTGAACCGGCGCGGCCCCGCGTGACGATTGCCACGTGGTTGGCGCGGATGTTGGTCTGGACAGCATCATACTTGAGGCCGTCCGGGGTGGTGCCGGGCTCCCACTTCAGGTCGCAGGTGTATCCTGCGCTCAGTTCACGCTTTCCAGCCTGAACCTTCTGAATGGTCGCGGCATCGGCCACCATGAGGGGGATGCGGAGGAAGTCGCCATCACGCTTGATCTCACCATCGGTCTGGCCGACTGACAGCTGTTTCCAGTTGTCAGCAGTCACAGCCCCCTTGGGGTGATCGTCGGTGACGGGACGGTGGGCAAAGGATGCCATGGCATCGGCGCTGAACACTTCAGCCTCGGGCCGGTACACATCGACCACGGCGAGGTCCGGGCGACCCACTTCACTGCCAAGATAGCGCTGGATGCCGGTGCGAGCCACCCGAGCGTCCACGACAAGATAACCATCGTCACGGAGACGTGTGCCCTTGATCGTTACTGCATCGGTGAACTGCATCAGCTCCTCAGCCCCCTTCTCTGGAGGAAGTCCATAACACGCCTTGTTCCCTCAGCGGTCACGGTGGCAACGTCTTGGGCTCCCGTTTTAGCGACAAATCTGGCAGCCGTCAAGACTGTGGTTGGTTGCTTCACAGCCCCAACAATTGCTGCTCGCCTCTCAGCGCAACGACATGACATTCAGAACTCCACGATTGCTTGGGCGACGCATCGACACTGGATGGGTTGCCCAGGGGGCAGACCCTCCTCCGCGCCGGTGGGCTCGCCGTACTTGTAGCGCTTCCCCTCCAGCGCAGCATGGCGAGGCCGCACCCGCTCATCCTGGCTCGTGCGCCAGATGTAGCTGTCAATGCCTGCGTCCTCATGACGCTTGCGGTTCAGATCGGCAGTGAGCTTGGCCGTCTGGTCCCGGGCGATGAGCCAGGCTCGGGCGTCACTGATCTCAAGTTGGCGCTTCAGCTTCGCCTGTAGCGTGGCAGCTGACTCACCGGCAATAAGGCTTGTTGCCGTCTGTGTGGCGACACGCTTGAGGATGTCGTCAGCAAAGCCCTGAATGAGGGAGGCATTGCGCAAGCTCACGGCCTCCATGAAGCCCTCAAGATCATTCTCAAGGATCACAGAGGCGAGGTTGATGCCGAACGCTCGCCGGGCGTTGGTCATCCACTTCTTGGTATGGTTCGCCCCCTCAAGGGCCATGAGCTGTGAGACCTGTCCCGAGACGGCCCGCACCATCGCCCCGACCAGCAGCCGGAGGGCGGACATGGATGACTCATCTGCGTCCGTGGTCAGCTTGCTGACATAGGCGGGCAGGATGATCTCCCGGATGCCCCGGGCGACCTCGTGTTCAATCCGGCGGAGCTGGGCGAGGTATGAGCGCTCAAGGCCCAGGGGGACCGGGATGACGGGCAACTGAGCCGCCGTCCCGGGCCGCCGGTTCTTCACCATGGCTGCCAGATCGTACTTCATTCAGTGGCGACCTTCTCACGCCAGTCACCCGCGTCGTCAATCTCCTCATAGACCTCCGGCCCGAGGATGATTGGGCCGGTCCACGGCTTGACGTTGACCAGGTCAATCTCGCTCGCACGCAGGCTGATGGAGATGTGCGGCTGATACTCGGGGAAGTCGCTGCTTGCGCCCAGCTCCTTGGCCAGGCCGTGCCGCCACTGAAGCTCGTTGGAGGCGAACAGCAGGACAAGGACGTCACCCATGTCCCCGAAGCGCTCACTGATGCGCGGGCCGCCCTCGGGGATTTCAAGGGTCGCATCCCAAGGCTGGCCCATCGCCATCCAGTCCATCGGCTTCTTGCTGTACACAATAGTGACGTGCATGCTCTCAGGCGCATAGACCTCGGGCACGCCCTGGTCCTTGTACCACTTGATGATGTCAGCCGCGTTCTTGACGTCGCGGCGCAGGTACAGGGGGCGCGGGGCTGCGTCGCCGGTCACGCCGGGCTCCTCGGGCTGAGGACCGGCCTCAAGTGCCTTGACCCCGGCTTCCGTCGCACGGCGCTCAAGGTCAAACTCGGGCAGCTGTTCACCATTCTTCTTGAGCAGGTCGCCAAGGCCTGGATAGAACCCATCCTCAACAAACTGGTTGCCGACAACCTCACGCAGCTCCTCCTGCATGAAGAGGCCGGTGCCGGCGAGGATGTTGGCTGTCTCAGCGTTCATCTTGCCGATCTCAGCCAATTCCTTCTCGCTCATCTGCTCCAGGGGAGCCCACTTGTAGAAAATCTCAGCCGGACGGTCGCCCAGAGCGGAGCGGATCAGGGCTTCATCCAGCTTGTGGAGTGCTGGGCCAATCTCCAGGGTCTGCATGGAGGCAACACGGTCATAATAGTTCTTCATGTCGTGTTCGCCGGTGCTGTTCAGCCCGGAGGGGGACTGCCCAAGCAGGCGCGTCAGCGGGATGTCCGCCGCGCCGGAGACCAGGATCAAGAACTGCTGAAGCACGTCCGGGAGGCCGGTGAAGGCGATCTGCTTGCGCTCATATTCCTCATCGCTGTCGGTGAGGAGGGCCTTGGACACGCTCTTGCCGATGTTGGCGAGCGTGAACTTGTCGATGAGCTTGCCCCGATAGGCAGCGCTGGACAGATGCTCCATCAGGTCCGGGATTTTGTACACATCCACGTTGGCCTCAAACACCAGGCTGGCGATGTTGGCCGCCGTGCTGTCGGCATTCGTGATGGAGGTCCACACGGACTGGAGGACGCTGTCACCCCATCCGACATTGGTCATGGTGTTCCAGGGGTCCGGGTGTGCGTCACCGATCTGAACGACAATCCGGCTCGGGTGGATGTCCAAGAACTCCACAGAGTTGGCCACCTGATAGGTCTTGGGCCAACCGTATGTCTCAAGGGTCGGGTCCAGCTCCAGCTCGCCTGCGATCATCTCCCGGCGGCTCATCACCGTGAGATACTTCAGGCCGCCCTTCTGGATGCTCTCAGGCTCCCACGGCTCCTGGGCGTCACCGCCGTCACCGATGTAGATGACCGCTCCACCCCAGAGCCTGGCGAGGGTCTTGCACTGGAGTACCTTCTGCTGGAGGCCCAGGCGCTTCTCCTCACCCTCAATCAGCGTGATCTGACCCTGATCGGCCTGCCACTCACGCCACTTGCGCAGGGCGTCAAGGGCCGGGATGTTGACAATCTTCTTGGCCAACCATGTGTTGCGATAGGCGTTCATCAGCTGGAGGTCGCTGAGGACGTGGTGACCATAGACCACAGAGGCGGACTTGTCCAGAAGCGGGTCGCCCAGGCCGGTGATCAGGGAGCGCAGGCTGTCAGTGGTCATCAAATCGGTCATCCAACATTCTCCAGGGTGTACCGGCTCATGACAGGCCAGTAGGCCATCACCACCGCGTCAGCCATGTTCGGGGAGCGCGTCCCCTCGGGGGTCTTGTCCACCATCAACTTTAGCCGACCGGGGCTCAGAGAGGAAGTGGCCTGTGCCAGCTCATCAATGAGCTTGGCCAAGTCCTCAGTCTTGAACCCCGAGCTGTCGATGGAGATGAGGTCATCAGTGTCGTAGTCGATGCCCTCCGTGATGGCACGGAAGGTTTTCCAGAACCGGGCTCGCAGCTCCCACCAAGCCTGGGCCTTGATGTTCAGATAGTGGTCCTTGATCAGGGGGCTGGACTTGTCGCCCTTGATCAGCCGCTTCTCTGGGAACAGAGGAGGCAGACCAGCATTCCAGGGCTCCACCCGCAGGCCGGGCGGCCACTTGGTCTTGGTGGTGTCAACCTCGCCGCTTTCCTCCAGGCCCCGGAGCCGGTTGAACTCGCTCTTGACGCCTGCCCCGACCCCGATGCAGTCATACATCAGGGCCGTCTCGTTGGGGCGTGTCAGCTTCTGGATAGCGCGGCGAGCCGTCACGCCTGTGTCAACCGCACCCCAGGCCTCAACCTTCTTGAGCACGACGCCCCGGCGCTGGGCGAGGGCGTTGCGGTCCCCGCCTCCATCAGCCACGTCCAGGCCCGCAACCCACTTGCCCTCATCCAGGAACTGGAGCTTGACATGAGCATCGACGGCGGCCTGTATCCACTCCTTGGGAATGATGCGACCTTCCACTGAGCTGCTGTAGTCGCGGTCCACCTCTTGGGCGAAGATGTGGAGCAGGCCCTCATCCTCAGCCTTTTGGCGGCGCTCGTTGTACCACTCAAGCGTCTTTTCCGGGTGGTGTCGCCAATCGAACACAAACACGTTGGCCTTTCCCTTGACCACCGGCTTGCCGGGCTCCCACTCCACGCCGTTCTCCCGGCGACGGTGGAACACGTTGCCTGTGCCGTTGACTGATGAAATGTCGATCTGGACGCGGGTGTTGTCGCCCAGAGCAGCCTCAATCAGGTCCGGGCGCTCATAGTGGGCGCTTTCATCCTTGAAATAGATGCGCTTGCGACCGCCGCGACCGATGTTGTTGCCTGCCTCGCCGGTGATGGAAGCCTGAGACGCGGGGTTGAGCACCCGCATGTAGGTCATGTGATCCTTCTCGCTGAACCCGGCGGGGAGGAACTCGGGCGGCAAGCCCCTGATCACGGCCCTGATCTTTTCAAAGATGCTGTCCATATCCCCGAGCTTGTCCACCAGCTGCTCCTTGCGGGAGCCCCAGCCGATGGAGATGCCGTCCCAGAACAGCCAGAGGTGGACCGACACGGCGACCGATAGCCACGTGGCCCCGGCGTCACGGCACTTCTCAATGAGGCCGTCCGCCTCGCCCTCAAGGCAGGCGTACAAGAACAAGGTCAGCTCACGCTGCCTCGGGAACATGACAAAGGGCATCCTGGTGATCTTGCCCGGGACGCCTGCATTGCGAGGATCGTATGTGTCCACCCAGTCTTCAATGAACTCAACTGGGTGGTCCTTGTAGTACAGCTTGGCCGCCGCAAGCATCTCGGGCTTGGTGCGGAACAGGATGAGCTGACGCTGACGCCACTGGAACAGGCGGACATAATCCGGGGGCCAGCTCGGGGCCTCAGCCGTGATCGGGGCGTGTGCGTTCACTTCGCCTCCCGGGTCTGCGCATAGAGGTCCGCCGCCTCAGCCGGGGTCATCTCCCCGGTGATGGTCTGAACCGGCCCGCCACCGGGGCCGGTGAGCTCAGTCTTGTCGGCAAGTCCAAGGTCGCGGCTGATGATGTTGGCGTTCAGGAGGCCCGCTGCCGCAGCAACAAACTTCTGATCCTTGATGACCTTTTCAGCCCATGTAATGACCTCAAGTAAATCAGCCCGACTATTGCGCCAGTTGATCCACGTCTGGTCCGATACGTCGATGAAGAGGGTCAGGCCGTTGAGGGTGTATGCCCGGAGCTTAGGGCTGTCGTGGGTGGTGACCATACCCTCAAAGCTGAAGGCCTTCTCCTCATACAGGGGGTTGTCATCACACCACTGGAAATAGTCCTCACAGGCCTGGCGGAGCATATCCGCGCCTTCCGGCCCCTCGGGAAAGACCGGCTTGACACCGTGCCGGCTGCGCTGTTTCCAAAACTGATTGCCCAGGCCGAACTGCGACACAGGTCATTCCCTCCACGGATTGATCGTGGCGGGGATTATATGCCCAAGGGCAGGCCGGGGCAACCGGGAACTGGTTTCTTAACTTAGCACCCTACCCGACCCCTGAAGTTAAGATCAGCAACCCGTTGATTTCTCACCTGAATCTTAACTTACTTATGTTTCTTAACTTTCAAATAGGGGTATATGAAAGTGACGTTACACCGGCGAATATAAAGTGACCCGAGAAACCTAAGAACGTTAAGAATGGCCTGACGCCCCTGTGCTTTGGGCGTCTTAACTACGTCTTAACGTTCTCGACTTCCGGGCCGAAAATCACGCCCCGAACCTAAGAAGGCTCAACAACTTTCCCGGGCTCTTGTCTCTCAATTACCAACCCAACTTCACCGAACACGATGATTGTTCCCACATCCCGGCGATACGTCAAGAAGTCCCGGCGATAGATCGGACCCAGCTTTTCGATCCTAGTTAAGATGTCGTTATGCGTCGCCGGGGCGACCCCCAGCAGGACGATTGAACCCATCCAATCTCTCCATAATCTTGGCCCGCTCTTCAGGGGTCATGCGTTTCCATTCAGCAATCTCCTGGAGGGTACGGCGGCACCCGATACACACCCCATCCTCCAAGCGGCACACCTTCACGCAGGGCGTCTCAACCACGTTGAAGCCTCAGCAGTCGAAACAGCTGAGCCCGAGCCTTCCTGCTGGACTTCCGCTGCTCATTCTGAAGATGGATGGCCCATTCCCTGACCCAGGGCTCTAGCGGCCCCTCGCTGAGCCGTAGCATGATCGGCCCCAGGTCCTGGTAGTTCGCCCGGCTATAGTTCTGGAAGCCCCTAGCCGACCCCCGGAGCCCAGCGGCAACATATCGGGGGTTCTTCATCAGTAGTTGTCCAGCTTGGCTTTGCCGAGAAGATGAGCGTGCATTGGCCCTCCATCTTGCGACACAGAAAATTGAGGTTCGTGATCCTGGTCCGGCTCCCAGACGTCACCGTCAAACAAGTGCCAGCCTCCGCCATATCCGGTTGTGACGTCATCAAACTGGACAACCGTTTGGTTGCGTGCGTTTGTCGACACCAGGGCTCCTTTGCCCTTCAGCGTCTTATCAGGTCCCCGATATGTACAGTGCCGCCAATCCCCGACCGGCGGCCCGTCCGTTCCAACTTCATAACGGGTCATCGTGAGCACCCCCGGGGGCACTTCACCCGTCCACGGTGGAACAGGCTCTCAAGTCCGGCCAGCGCCCAGATCGGGAGCCAGAAACCAAACGTGATCACGCTCAGCACGGCGTGAAGGACGTGATTGGGGCGGCGCACCTTGACGGTGGTGAGCGTCCCGCATACAGGACAGCTCCTCAATTCATGCTTGACGGTCATCTAAATCTCCTTGCTCCCGCTGGTCCGATCTGACGCCAGCGTTCCAGTTTATCAAACTCGCACAACATGTGCTCCGCTTCCCCAAGATGCCAGGCGGGCCAATTTGATGGCCACAAATCTGGCTCCTTGGAAAGTTTCAATACCTCAATAGCTGCTTTCAGGGCCCAATCTTCAGAACCCTCCAACTCTCTCAGAGCTTTTTTGATTCTGGCTCCGCCTGGAAGCCCGTCCGCCCGGGTCCCGTCCTCTTGCTTCTTGAAGCCTTGGGCCCGATACCACTCCACCAGGTTGTGGCCCCGGAGGCGCAAAGCGCCCCTCTCAGCGCCGATGCCCATGAAGGTCCAGGTGTCGGCATCCTCTGGTACTGCCGGCAGGTCAGAGCCCTTCAGGTCATGCGCAGCCTGGTACGCTATGAACGCTGAAAGACCTATAGAGCAAAGAGATTGCCAAGCTCCACACAAAGACGTCTCAACTGGCCAATTTCGCTTCCTGGCCTTTTCGACCAACTCCAGGATACCTTGTCGGTTGTTGAGGCCCAGGGGCGTATTGAGCTTGTAGGCTGAAGTGTTGAGTAATATTTCTGATAGATCAATGCGATTTAGGTCTAACCGCTTCAGGCTTTCCTCATTATTGATCAGCCGGGCGAGTACAACCAACCACCACTCCTGGCCCTGATTTCGGGGCAAGAGGCCCCGCATAATGTATTGACTCACTGCGTCATCGTCCCGGAAGACATTGCACATATGATAGACGCTCATGAACGGGTGATCTGTCCAGGGCTTGATTTCTCCCCGATCCCGCTTCAGTTTTATGTTGTACCGTTCTCGGGCATCTGAGAACAATTGAACAACCAGTTCCTCTTTGAAAATCATGGGTTCAGCGCCTTATGACAAGTGTCGAAGCTCGCCACCGCTTGGCAGCGCTCCATCGACTGTGAATGATCTGCGGCCATAATCCAGAGGACCAGAACCACTGCCGCCCCGAGGGCGAGCCAACCAAGGGATTTGCTCATGGGTTCACCACCTTCAATGTCTCAGGCTTATCCATTACCTGAAGAACGCGGCTGAATGAAGCCTCAGCCGCGTTCTTGGAACCGTAGTTGTAAGGGTCCCAGAACTCCACCTCACCTTTCCCGTCCAGGAGGGGCATTTGCCGTCCGTTGCGCTCCACGGCAAAGAACCGGCGGCCCGTCCCATCCTTCAGGGTTCCAACGAATGCCTTGTCCATCACTTCCTCACAATCACAAATGGGGTCCGGTCGCCTAGGCGTTGAGGGCTGAACTTTGTCACCCAGGCCTCGCCGGTCGCCTCGCTCACGGTATCGGCGGCGCTATGCGCCAAACCGGCTGAACTGTATCTTTGGGCCTTTAGCAGGTCAATCATCGCGCCAATCCCTCCACACAGGCAAAGCTCACTTCACCATAGCCTTCAGCCTCATAGGCTTCCACGAAAGCCTCCCCGGCCTCCCGGCAGCTTTGCTCGCTGGTATACAGGAGCCCCGCAGGGCTCGCTGATGTAATAGCCGGGTAGGTGGAGATTATCACGAATGTAAATATGATCTGGAACATGTCAATCACTCCGCAGCGGTGTCGATCTGATCCGCAACCTCGTTGAGGTCGGGGATGGCGTCCAGGGCTTCCTCCATAGCGGAGACGGCGGCCTGTGCGGCCTCGCCCTTGTCGCCGTTCTGGAAGCTCTCAGGCATGTTGTCGTAATATTCCTGCTCCTCATCACGGAGCGTCTCCAGTTCGCTCTTGAGGTCCTCAAGCTGCCCAGACAGGGCGCGGAACTGCTCAGCGAGGGCGGTCAGGGCTTTGCGGCGATCTTTGTTCATCGTGGTGCTCCATTTCTCAAACCCACAGCGGGGATAACCTCAACATAAGGCTTATCCCCGCTGGAGTCAATACCATCAGCGCAACTTTTTATGCGCCGGGGCGCGGGACCTCCGGCCCACCGCGCTTGACATGCTCCTCCCAAGCCGCATACAAGGCCTTGCCAGCCTCCCCGAGCTTGTTAGCAGCTATCCGGGCCTCTGCCTCTGCGGTTGACCCACGCTTGTACACGCCGGGGTCCTCGCTCATCATGTACCACCAGTCCAGGCCCCGGAGCTGATCCCAAAGCGCAGCAAGAGCTTCCGTCTTGTCCTCCTCCCCGGCCTCAACTATCGTTTCTGTTGCTGCAGCACGGGGCTCCTGCGGTTCCTCCTCCCCTGCGGGAGCCCCCTTCACGCTCCTCAAGGCCTCATCCCGGCTCGCAAAGGGTCCCTTTCCATCCGGGTCGCCGTCAGCCAGCACATACCAGCCGTCAGACATTACAGGGTCAACCCCCGATCCGGCGGGAGTTGCCGTGACGCCCTCCTCACCATCCACAAGGCCGTTCAAGACAAAGAACGTGGTGGGCTTCCCCATATCAACCGCAACCGGCGCAGGTTTAATCGCCTTGTAGCACCTCTGGACATACACCGCCTGAGCCTGAGCATCGCTCAAGGCGTCATGAGCCACGTCCGGCGTTACCCGGGGCACGTCCGGGGCGAGCCACTTCATGGTCCGCACGTCCAAGACGTTGTTGTAAGCCCAGGGGATGTCCCGGCGGCACCGCCTGAAGGCCGTCTCAAGGATCGGGATGTCAAAGGCCGCGCCGTTGCTCCAGACCTTGGCCCAGGACCAGCCGCCGTGCGATTGACCGAACTTGACCAGCTCCGCTAGGGCCTCGCTGAGCAGCAGGGCGTCCGCCTGCTTGGCAACCATCCCGGCGCGGGCGTTATCGTCCAGGCTCAGCCACCACTGTATCGTCTGCCAGTCCATCCTGAGCCCGGCGTTGAGCGAGGCCTCGCCGGAGACGTGGATGATGAGCCCCTGGGCAGGGTCGATGCCGTCACCCCGAGGGTCAAAGGCCTGAATGCCGATCTGGAGGATTGCCGCATCAGCTGCCGTGCTGAGCGTCTCCAGGTCAATCATGAAATGGTCAGCCATTGGTCTTGCGTTCCTCATAGAGCTTGTTGATCACGGTCGCGCCGTCCCCGAACTCGCTCGGCTCCCGGTGATTGGTACGGATAGGCTCGCCGTGAGCCACCACCGTGTCTTCACCCGGGACCTCGGGGCGGATGCCCAGAACAGCGGCGAGGTCGGGCTTGCGGTAGTTCGGACCCTTCACCACCCGGCCCGCGTCTGAGATGATCGGCTTGCCGTCCTCCCCGAGCTTGCTCATGTTGGAGGCGTGAACCTCCGCCGTGGCGGCGGCCTTGTAGTGCCCGAGGCCAAGGGTGTGATAGGTCCCATCGGCCACATAGGTCATATCGGTGAGGGCGTCCAAGCAGCCGACGATGTCACGATGGATCAACGCCTCAGCCAGCTCGGCAAGCTCCTCCTGACACAGCTGAAGGCGGATCAGCAGCAGGGCTCCGCCCTCATCGCCGTTCGCCTTGGCAATCGCGGCCATTTCCTTGAGATATTCGCCCCATTGCGCAGCCCCCAACTGATACTTGTCGAGCATCTTGGCGCTTTCGGTCGTCATCGCCGGCAGGCCGGGCTCCTTGGCCACGTAGCAGTCAAATGCCTGGTGGAACTCGGCAACGCAGTCCAGGCCGTGGTCAAAGTAGTGGCCGGGGGCGTGCTCAATGCTGATGCGCGTCCCGACGCTTTGAATGCGGAAGGTCGGCAGGCTCATCATCACCATGTTGAGCTCATCGGCCAACAGGTTTGCGTCATTGAGGGTGTAGGGTGGTTTGGTCATCTCATGCTCCTTTTCTAGCATCACAGTTTATCCCCGCTCGCATTTCACGGCAATCAGCCCGAGCTGTTTCAGCAAGCGTCTTATCCCCGCTCGGGTGTTCTTCATCGACCGTCCGTTGGCCCCGGCGGTCCCGGAGCACACATACAGGTGCCCCTTTCCCTCCACCAGGACCCAATACTTGTAGTGTTTGTTGATGACCAGCCGGTATGAAGCCCCGGCTGCCTCAAGCTCCTCCTCCACGATGTCGGGGCAGGTCCGATCAGAACGGCGGGTCACGGCCATCCTCCCCTGAAATGTCCTCCTGCTGCCACTCCTCCACGTTCGGCCACTGATACGGGCCGCCGAACCTCTCATCAAAGTGAGCCCGGGACTGAGCGAGGTCTGGGAAGCCATAGAACCAGGCCTTGACCTTCCTGTAACTCTCACCCCCAAAGCGGTCCATGTAGGACACTTCAGCCATGCGCTGGAACGTCTGAGGATAGATGCCCGGGAGGACGCGCTTGAGGAACTTGCCCAGGGCAGTCGGGCTCACGCGGCGGTTGATCTTCTGCCGTTCGCAATATGCGATGTAGTCCCGCTGGAGGTCTGCCTTGGGCACTTCTGCGGCCCAGCCCTCCCCGACCAGATTGCCCTCGTTGAGCTTCTCAAACCACCACTGCTCCTCGGGCGACATGGACAACACCTTCTGTTCCTGAAGGGCTTCCGTCTTGGGGAACTTGCGGACGTCAAAATTGCTCAGGTCGCGGGTCATCAGCAGGTGAAGGAAGGCCTCACGGCCCCCGTTGTCCATCTGCTTCTGGATGGCAGCGAAGTATGCGCCATTCTGCATCTGGTTGTCGCCCACGTCAATCAGGCAATAGCGGCGTTCATCAGCCCCGGCAGGGACCACCCAATTGTCGTTGGAGGCCATCCCAAGGTGAACATAGTTCGGGGCGGCCTCGGCATCGACGCCCTTGGCCTCCGTCATGATCATCTCTTCAGTGACCAGAGTTTTCATGATGCTTTCGTGCTTCTTGTCCCCCGCATAGAAGGCCTCATCAGCGAACAGCACCACGCAATCGCGCAAGTGAGCATTGAAGGAGCCGACAAGGTGCTTGGGATCGGACACATGGAGATAGTGCCGGCCCCACAGCGACCCGAAGTGCTTGAACACCACGCCCTTACCAGTACCCATGCGGCCCCGGAGGACCAGAGCGACCTGCCCAGGGCTATCCGGCTGCTGGACGGCCCGAGCCATCCAGTTGATGATGTACTCGCTGTGCTCAGCGTTCCCACGGCAGACGTTCTCGTGAATGTGCTTGGTGAGCAGCGAGCAATCGCCGGGGCGGGCCTCGCAGGCAAAGCCCTGCCACAAGTTGTAGCTGTCACTGACCTCCTTGCCCGGGGCAAAGACAATCGTGCGGTACTGACGGCGGTTGGCGTTCTGAAGCCACCACTTGCCCAGGGGCATCTTCACGTCATTGCCGTCCTTGTCCGTCCCGATGGTCACGCTGATATGCATGTATCGGTTGCGGAAGTCGTCAAAGGACTGACGGGACAGGCGGGGGCGCTTCAGGGCCGGGTCAAAGACTTCCGACACGACGCGGCACTTGCCGCCGATGTCCTCAATGACAGCGTGCTCCTCATTGAGCTTCCTGAGCCAGGGGTCAATCGCGTCCTCTTTGGCTCGCTGGATTTGCCGCGCCGCATACTGCTGAGGCCGGGGCTGGTCCAGGACGTGCCCGCTGATCGCGTAGTCAGGGTCAAGAATGATCGCAGCTATCTGGTCATCAGAGCAGCCCGAGCGCACCAGCTCGCAGAGCACGTGCCACAGAGCCTCGCTCCGGCTCCCGAACTTGGTTGGATCGTCCGGGTCATCGCCGTTGACGATGAGGGCCTTGACCCGATCCGTCACCTTGGCCGGGAGGGTGTCCAGGTCCACGGCGGCGAGGTTGCCGCTGATCTTGACCTCGGGGCCGCCCCCGGCTCCCGGGCTCTGAACGCGGGCCGCAGGCGTGAAGGACTTCAGGGGATAGACGCGGGACCAGTCCGCCTCAACCACGGTCGCAAGGGCGGCCTCACGGCCCTTCTTACGCTTCTTGGCGTTCGGGACGTTGACCGTGCCGGGAAGGCGCATGATGCGGTCGATGTTGTGACAGGCATCAGCCTGCATCAGCACCTCAATCTGGAGGTTGTAGGCTTCCAGCTCAGCGGCCCGATCCTCGCTGCCGTCCGTGCGCTGCTCCTCATCAAGCAGCCAGAAGCCCTGAAAGCCGCCGCCTGAGTCAATGATGACGGTCGGGGCTGGCTTGAACTCCCGGAGGAGCTTCAAGGCACGGTTGCGTTCGGCCTCCATCTCCTCCCCTGGGCGAGGGTCGATGTCCACGTGAAGGGCTGCCATGCCGCGCATGTCAGCCTTCTTGGGCTTGATGTTCATCGGACGCAGGACGGGGTTGACCGTGAAATACATGTTCTCACGGCCTTGCCGGTCGTCAATCCAAGCCCTCACGGCTTTGTTACGATCCGGCCCCGGCACAAATGTGGTCGTGATGATCTTGCCGTCAGGCACTATAGCCGTCAGCTGCCAGTTGTCTTCAGGAGCCCAGGCCTGAAGAAACTGAATGGCCTCTGATGTATCCCCTTTGATAGTCATCGCTTGAACTCTGCTAGATATTTGGCGACCTCAGCCGGTCGCTTGAAGGTGATTGAGTTATTGCGGATGTCGTCTTGTGTAGGCGCATCTGCCCAGACGCTCCGCACCACGTACCCGGGAAACAGAAACCACTCCTGCCCAACACGGAGGAGGAGATGGGCCGCGCCGTCTGCCATCCATCGCCGGAACAGAAACACCTTCTGCTCAGGGGTCGGGGGGTGCTTCAGCCGGAGCGGGCCGCCCCGAGCAGGCCACTGGTCAGCGTGTTTCAGCTCCAGCCAGCCCTCAATGTAGTTGACATCCGGGGTCCCGGGCAAGGCGGGGTTCTCCACCCGCACCGGGTCCAGCTTGACCGCTTCCATGTGAGGCCGGAGGGCCTGCCACATCTGTGATTCAGACGGCATTATGCCGACCCCGGGAGCGGCGAGGACGCGGGCTTGGTCGCCTGCTTGCGCCTGATCTTCTCCACCACCTCGGGAGACGTGATCCGGGTCAGCTCGTGGAAGGCGCAATCACCCATCTCGATGTTGTTGGCTGCGCAGAGGGCGGCAAGGGTCACGGTGACGCCCCCGACCTCCTGAGACGGTTCACCAACGGGCCGGTTGAACACGTACTCAACCAGCATGGTGGCTTCCTGCGACGTGCCCCCGAGGCTCTGGAACAGCTCCAGGGCTTCCTCCATGAAGCGGTGATTGCGCTCCGCCTTGTTGTCAGCGACCTCCTGACCAAAGCAGTCGATGGCCCATTTGCGGACCCAGGCCTGAAACATCTTCATTCCACATCCTCCTGATAGATGACTTGGACCCCGCAGGCCCTCAACAGATTAGCAGCGTCAGTAACTGACGCCAAGATTTCAGGATCATCGCGCCACGGCCCCTCGGGGCATACCACGGTCTTGATCCCAGCAAAAGCGATGTGCTTTGCGCAGTCACGGCACGGATGGTGAGTGACGTACATCAACGCCCCCTTGGCCTCATCTCCAGCGCTCAGGAGGGCCGCGACCTCGGCATGAACCACCGCCGCATACTTGCGCTCACGGACGTTCCACCACCAATCAGGAGCCCCGGCGGGGAAGTCATTCCAGCCGACCCCGATGGTGGAGCCCCGGGCGTGATCAACGATGACGCAACCGACCTTGGTGGACGGGTCCGGCGATCTGAACGACATGCGCTTGGCGGATTGGCGGTGATCCATGGTGCTCCCTTTCTGAGGCTCCACCTTATCCCCGGGACAGCCCCGGGGAAAGCTCGTTACATTGACTCACCCCAGCTCGGGCCCAGCTCAACATCGACCTTAAATGGCACGTGGGTCTTGACCACGTTCTCCATGATCTCAGCCCCAAACTTCGCCTCCTCGGGCGTCATGGAACCGTCGATTTCATCGTGGACCTGAAGCTGGACATACAGCCCCTGGGCGTCCATCTCAACCAGCGCCATCTTGGTCTGGTCAGCCGATCCGCCCTGGATGCGGCGGTTGAAGGCCTTGTGAAGCCAATCATATTCACCGCTTTCCTTCTGCGGGAAGCGGCACCGGCGACCGGCCAGGGTCAGGATGTATCCCTGACGGCTCGCCACGTCCTGCATATGGTTCGCCATCTTGCGGACGAATGGCACCTGACGGTCGAATGTGTCGATGAGGGCCTGTCCATCCGGCCCGGCGGCTTCCCAGACCCGGACGTCAAAGCCTGCCTTGCGCCCGTCAGCCGCCTTTGCGTGAGCCTCCTCAGCTGTGTCGTAGTCCCGGAACCGGCGGCTGCGGCCGTCCTTCCAGCTCAGACGCCAGACAGAGGGCAGCCCGAGGTCGTGACACAGCTTCGCCCCGCCCATGCCGTAGGACAGGCCCAGAAAGATGTTCTTGGCATATTTGCGCTTCTGCTTGAAGGCCTTCTCGCCCTCCCGCTCCAGGAAGTCATCCCCGTTGATCATGCGGGTCATCATGTCGTGGAAGTCCATCGTGGGGTCATCACGATAGCGCCGGGCGGCCTCACACGCTGACTCATAGGCGGCCTGCCCGATCAAGTCCGGGCCGGTCTCAATCGCTGAGTTGACGGCCTGCCTGGGCTCCTGCTGGGAATAGTCAAGGGCGGCCCAGGGCTTGTCGTGGTCCGGGACATAGATGGAGCGCCACAGAGGCCCAATCTCGGGGTCGCGGGCTGGTTGGTTCTGGAAATTGAAGTTGGCTGAGCTCAGCCGCCCAAAGGCAGCGCCTTCAGTCTCGCCGCTCTCATCATCCTTCTGACGGCGGAGCTGGTTGAATGTACAGTGAGCGCGACCGTTGATGAGGTGCTCACGGACGCTATCCACGAATGTGGAGCGCAGCGTGACCATCTTGCGAGCCCGGCGGAGATGGTCACCGACCGGGTGGTCAATCTTGTCCAACACGGCGGCGGTCACGCTGTCCTTGCCGGTGCGGGTCTTGGGCAGCTCTATCCCGAGGCCAGTGAGAACCCGGGCGAGGACGTTGGTGTTGCTCACATCGTGGAACGTCAGGCGCAGGCCGGGCGGCAAGGCGTCGTTGGTTGCGTCCACGGCCTTCTGCTGCTCAGCTCTGGCCCAGGCATCGACCTTGTCAAGCCGGTCCTGATCGACGGCAACGCCCCGGCGGCGCATCTTGACCAGAACCGGCAGCACGCGGCTCTCAAGGTTGTAGACGTTCCACAGGTCCTGCTCGTCAATCTCACGCTCTTGGCGGCGGAGGATCGAAAGGGGCAAGCGAGCGTCCTGCTCAGCATAGGCCCCGACGAATTTGGAGGGCAGCGCCCATATGCCGCCCTTGGACTTGGCCCCCTTGTAACCGTAGGTGGCGAGGGCTTCTTGAAGCAGGGTCTCATCCTTCCCTGGAATGCCCCACCGTTGGCTGATGCTCTCCAGCGAATAGCTCATGTGAAGCTCGTTGATGAGCGGGTCAGCCACCTGAACGTCGCGGAACCACTTCACATTCGGGAAGGTGATGCCGACCTCCTCAAGGAAGTCCAGGTCATACCCGAGGTTGGCCCCGACCAGGATGCCATCAAAGCGCTTGGCGCAGTCCCGGACATAGGCCAGGACCTGCTCCGGCGGGAGGTTGCCGCCCCCGCCGTGCCTAATCGGCAGGTAAAAGCTCGGGCCGTCCTCAATGGCGAATGAGATGCCGGCAATGTAGGCCCCCCGGCGGACCCCTGGGCCAAGTTTGGTCAGCAGCTCATCCCGGTTCTCAGTGTCGATGGCGACCCGGCCCGAGCCCCAGGAGGTCGGGAGGTCCGACAACCGGGGCGGGGTCCAGGAGCTTTCAGGCTCAAACAGGGGCAGCTGTGCGTACATCAGTCAACTTTCTTGAGGCAGGCGTGGCGGACAGTCGTGCGATCACGCCCAAACAGGCGACCAATCTCAGACCATGAGGCCTCCGGGAACCGGGCCTTGACCCGGCGCATGGCCTCCTGACGGGCCTGAGCGACCTTTGCCGAGGATCGGGTGGGGGCGAGAAGCTGAGCGCGGGTCACGCCGCGCTCGCCCTCCATCTGAGCGATGATGGTGTCAACCTCGTGTCGCACTGATCAGCTCCTGAATACCCAACAGGACCTCACGCAGGTCGTTGTCGGTGCGCCAGCTGTCGATCAGCACGATCAACCGGGCCTCGGGAAGCCCCGTCAGTCCTGCCGACCGGGTGAACTTAGCGAGACGTTCCGGGCTATAGCCCAGACGCTCCCGGGCCGGCACCAGTCCGGGGACGGCAAGGAGCTTCTGGACGTAGCTGCTGGCCTTCTCCAGGTCCTGGCGGCCCTGCTTCTTGCGGAACCGGGCAAGGTACTTTGTGGCGTTGCCCTCCAGATACCCGAGCCCGGTTTCAGCGCACCAGTCCCAGTGCTGGTATGGGGCCTGATAATGGTCGCCCCCGACCTGTTCAACGTGTTGATCCATCAGATTGACTCCTTGTGTCGCTTCCAGCCCTCATCCTTGAGGTCCATGTAGAGCGTCAGGACCTCGGGAGGCGTGTTGTTGTCGCTTTCCAGCGTGTCCTCAATGCTTTCCATCGCGTTGAGGATCATCTGGTTGCCGAATGCGAGCTGGTCCCGACACCATAGCCAGAACTCAAGGCGGTCACAAGCCTTGAAGCGTGCGAAGTCCACGTCATTCAGGTGATGTTCGCACGGCAGGCTGAGCATTCCGGTGATGTCCCCGTCCAGCTGAGCAAGGGTGCCGGCAACCGCCGGGTTGGCCTTGATGACCTGGCTGGGCACGTCGCCGGTCCAGCGCTCGGGCGTGTCGTGAAACAGCGCCGCGATGACCAGCTGGGGCTGATCAGGCCAGAGGAGATGGCAGAGGGTCGCCACACCGTAGGTGTGAAAACCAATGTTGTAGCTGCCGACATGAGGGAGGACGTGACAGCGCTCCACAAGCGAGGCCTCCCGGACGGCAATGACGCGGTCAGTCAGCTTCATCGACACTCACCGTGATGTTCTTGGGTGGTGCGCCCTTGAAGACAGAGCGCTTGATGTACACGGACTCAATCCCGGCATCGCCGTTCTTGAAGCCGTAGCGATAGCTGTTCTTGGGCTGCCGATCTTCAGGCAGCAGCTCCATCCTAATCTTCAGCAGCATGGCTCACTCCATCGTCCTGTGCGCGGCGCAGCTTGGCCTCGCGGTTGCTCAACCAGAGCTCAGCCCCGGCCTTCCAGTCGTTGTCCTTGGGCATCTGGTCCAGGACCTCCCGAGCCGATGAGATGCCGTCCAGGCCGCCCCAGCGCTTGAAGGCGCGGTGAGCCATCACCATCGGGCAGGCGACCTTGCGCAGGAACTCAGACCGGATGCCGACCCGGGCCGGGTTCTTGAGGAACATCTCAATGTCGTCAAGGACCTCCTCCTGAGAGAGGCCTTCAGTGAACATCGGCATGGGCTTGATCTTGCCGGACACATAGGGGTCGGGGAGGAAGCGCCCAGCGGTCCCGACCAGCTGAGACTGGCCCCACGGCCGCTCCTCCCCGGCCTTCCCGAGCGTGGTCAGGTAGGCATGGAAGTTGTTCGCAACCTGCCAGTACTGCCCAACGGGGACCCCGATCATGGCGGCCAGATACTCCTGGAGCACGGAGAAATGCACCGCGTTTGCGCCGTAGGCACCCCAGACCATATCATTTGAGCGGTTGTACACCGTGAGGTTCAAACGCCCGTCAGTGCCAATCGACGGCAGCGCGATGAGGTTACAGGGAACGTCCTTGCCCCCATGATCAGCGGCATAAGCGTCCGCCGCCGGGTCCCACATCTGAATCACCACCCGGCGGTCATCGGGATCGGCCTTGAGCCGGTTGATGGCCCAGGCGAGCTGATCCAGCTCCCGGCCCCGGCGATAGTCGAATTGCTTGCGCCAGCGGAAGCCATAGGCCCCCGGCTGTGTCTTGCCGCCGTCATCGCTAAAGTTGGCCATGTTCTTGACGAACTCAGTCAGCGTGGCGAGGTCGTTGCGACCGGCGAGCATCCACAGGGCTTCCACCAGATGGAAGAATGGGTTGGCGTCCCGACCGGGATGGAGCATGACGCGCTCCACCGGGTTCATGTAGACCGTTGACACTGGAGCCGGGGCAACCAACACCGGCCCGTTGCGGCTGTCGCGCTGGACGCCCATCTGGCGGAGCATAGAGCCCCCGGCCCAGAGGGCGTCGTTGACGTTGCGTGCTTCAATCGTGATCATGCGGCTTTCTCCTCGGGCGGCAGATTAAGTAGGTTGTTGAGCTGAGCCCGGGGGACATCGGGGAGCAAAGCCTTGCGCTCACCGTCCACCAAGAACTCCTTGGCGAACTCCTCCACCTCGGGCCAGACCTTGATGAGCTTTTCGATTGTGGAGCAGCTTTCCATCGCGGCTTTGGCCGTGCGAGCTGCGCGCTCAATCTCATCACATAGGTCCTTGCGCTCATTGATGAGCCCCTCATACTCAGAGGCGAGCGGCTCCCGGGCGTTATAGACCTTGGCCGTGGTGCCCTTAGTGCTATCGGTGAGGCGAAGGTACACGCTGTCACCTCCGGTGGAACCGCAGCGCCGGAAGGCGTCAGGGATGCCTCCAGAGCCCAGGGAGCCCTTGAAGCTCAGTCGGGTGTTGTCCCCGCCAAACCGGACCATGATGTCATCGTCCTGCGGCAACCAGCCCCTGGGCAGGGCGTTCATCTTCTCCAGGTCCTTGCCGAATACATCAGCGTGGACGGCGACGGCGAAAGCGGCGGCCCGCTTCAGAAACTCATCGCAACGGGCCTTGAAGGCGCGTTCAAGGAGCTTCTTGAGCAAGCTGTCGCGTATGCTGTTGGTCAATCGTGTGCTGGCCATGTCGTTCTCCTTTTCTCAATAACCACGGCCCGGGACATACTGAGCCCGGGGCTTGCCTTCCCCGAGCTTGACCCGGAGATACTTGTCTGTCTCACAGAGACAGTTCTGGATGTCGCTGAGGTCGATGCGGGGGACCCAGGGGGCGCGGTACTGGTCCTGCTCCTCCCAAATCTGGCGCATTTCCTCCAGGCCCTGAGCCTGAGTGAGGTTGAAGTCCAGATCACGCCCGGCGAGCCGGTTGAGGCCGCGCCGGGAGCCCGGCCCGAGGGCCGCCCACGTGTTGATGTCCGGGGCGTTGCGCAGGTAATGGGTCCAGCGGAGGTCCACCACCACCTGATAGCTCATGAACGGCCCCCAGCCGATGTAGCGCGGGGACTGGAACAGCTGCCAAACGGCTTCCAACTCCAGGCCGCCCTCGGGCTGGTCCTCCAGCATCGCCCTCCACTGCTCCCGATCCTCCCACAGGCGACCGATCACGATGCGGGCAATGTACTGCTGCTTGGTCCAGCTGTACCATTCAGCGTTGGGATTGCTCTCAGCCCGGATCATGTACGCCCCGGTGTAGAGCTTGCCCCCCTGGGCCTTCCGATAGTCCAGAGCACGGCCCAGGTCCTCGGGTGTGAAGTCTTGATTGGGCCAGCAATAGCCGCTCTCAATCAAGAACTTGAGGGTGTCGGGCCAGTTGATGTAACGGGCGATGGCAAGCATCAACCACAGGTCGGGGTGATCCTTGAATGGCTTGCGGATGTTCTCCTCAACCCAGACCGTCACCCGGTCCAGCTCCCGGAACACGTTACAGAAGCGGTACTGCTGGAGGATCGGGTCATCAGTGTACGGCCCGACCTCGTTGATGGCGAAGCCCTCCGGGTCACAGTCCTGGAGGTCCTCGCAGTCCGCCGCAATATGAAGCTCCTCGGGCGACCGTCCGGCCCGAAGCTCCTTGCGGATGTAGATGGCGTGGCGCTCGTTGGCCCAGGCCCAGAGCGGAGAAGCGTCAATGCGCGCCATATTCAAGTGCCTCATGAAGGTCGCTCAGGGCGGAGCCATGGCGAAGGGTTACGGTGAGAATGCCGGCGGCCTTGAACCTCGCCCGGGTCGCCTCAATCGCCTTGATCTTGTTCGCCACCAGATCGGTCTTGATCTCCCGAGCCTCGCCCTTGGCGGCGATCTGACGGGCGGTGATGCGCTCAAGGCACAGCTCCAGGGGGGTGTCCAGATAGGCCACGATGACGCTGTGGTGAGCCGCTTCCATCTCCCGAAAGAACTCACCCCAGCTTCCATAGACGGTGGAAGCCAGGACGCCCTCGCACACGACATGGCGTGGGCCGTGACCGCCAAGGGGGCGGCCTCCTTCATGCTTCCAGTCAGCAGCGACCCGAACGGCGGATTGCTGAAGCTCAAAGCTCGGGATGGTGTCCATGCCGCCGCAGCCCTGCTTGTAGGACCCGACCGCAAAGAACTCGTCAGGCTGACCCCAGCCCTCCACGGACAGCTTGCGGTCGGGGACCTTCTTGGTGGGTGCGTCATACCAGACCAGATCAACCGGGTGCGCATCCGCCCCGATGAGCTGGCGAGCCAAGTGGGTCTTACCAGACCCGTTGGTGCCTCTGATGTTTATGATCATTGATCGTGCTCCATTTCTGATCAGTTCACCTTATCCCCGGCGGGGATAGATGTCAAGCGGGGGTGATTGGGTACACAGCGAGAAGGTCTTGAGCATCCCAAGCGAGCAGCTCAGCCCTGTGGTCGGCTGTGTCCTTGCCGATGAAGTAATGACCCTTGCGGGCTGACTTCCACTTACACAGAACCGTCTCCACTTCCTGGATGTTACAGACCCGGCCCGAGCCCTTGAAGCCGGGGGCGATGATGTCAGAATAGCTTTCCAGCATGAGTTGGACCACTTCCTGCGGACCATATAGACCGCCGATCACTTGGGCGGCCATGTCAGCCCCCTCCTTGGGGTCCTTGTAGAGCGTCACAATTTCCTCGGGGAAGGCGACCGGGACGGCAAGGACGCGCTCCAGCATGTCAGCCGCCTTGAAGGCGATCCACGGACCAAACTGAGGCCAGTCCATCAGCCGGTTGACGTCGCCCAGGGAGCGGGCGGCCTCAAGGGACAGCACCGCCTCCTCGGGGTGCTTGAACCGATCTGCGAGCCACAGCACGCTGTTCACGCACTTATCGCCGCGCCAGTGACGACGCTCGTGCGCTCTGGGCCAACGGCCCCCGAGCGGCGACGGCTTGGCATTATGGGCGGCAATGGTGAGCTGCTCCCAGAACCGGGTCCCGGAATGTTGGCTCAACCACCAGCTCGCCCCGACGCTGTAACAGCACCAATAGGCGAGCATGAACCGGCGGAGCCGGGAGCCTTTCACATCCCACTGGCCCAAGGCGGCATACAGCGGGTCATGGTCGTTGGTTTCGATGAGACGGCGACCCCAGGCAACAGGGTCGTTGGTCTCAGTTGCGGGTGACATCGACGCCAATTGGGGCCTCCTCATCAATCATGGGTATCTTGAGCCAGTCCATGTGGGTGGATTGACAGTTGGGATAGTGACCGGCGTGGTCATAGGCGACGCAGTTGATGACAACGCCTTCCATCCATTCTTGTAGGTCCCCCTCGGGGACCCGGGCCGTGACGTCGATGGAGCGCTCAGCGTCCATACAACGGCACTTGTATATCACCTTCATGTTAAGGCCTCCAACAGGCGGGAAGCGGCCCAGCCTGCGGCTGCCGTCCCGTTCTTGCCCCCACCAGTCAGGCTCCAGAGGCCGGGGGCGACCTCCTCCAGGGCCGCCGGGTCAGAGGTCGAGACATAGGGCCGGATGCCGACCCGGGCCTGACCTTCCCCGGCGAACTCAATGATGCGGTCCAGTGAGGCCCGCTCCCTGTCCAGGGTCCAATTCTTCTCAATGATGGCGGTCCCGTCCCCGGCCCAATGGAAGTCGCCTGTGGAGAAGCGCACCAGCTGCTTGTAGGGTGCCCAGGGATCGATCCGGTTGTCCTCGGGCGCAGCGTTGAGCCGTATGCTGACCCCGATCTTGCCGGTCACGTCGCAACCGGGAATGAGGGCCTTGGTCCAGGCTCCGCAAGCCACAATGACCTTCTTGGCCTCCAGCACCTCACCTGTGCCGAAATAGACCCGGCCCGGGAGCGTTGCTGTGACCTTCCGCATCTGGCGCGGGGACCGCAAAACCAGATCGGGGTTGACCCATTCCGCATTGACGGAAAGTGGCCCGGCTTTGAGCGAGATTGTGCGGAGGCCGTACAGCCTGTCCAGGAGCCTGAAAGAGGCGTCCACGTTGTCCCTGCCCATCTTACTGAGCCAGGACGGTTTCATCAGGCAACCGGCGGCCCGGGAGCCCGAGCGGGGGCGACCGTCATCAATCAGGCAGACATCCATGCCGGCATCCCGGAGGGCGGCGGCTGCGATGGAGCCGAACAAACCCCCGCCAACGATCACGACATCACGCATGGGGCCGATCCTCCTGAAAGCGGCTGAAGCCGCTGTGCTTGCGTTCTTGGTTCACCGCCTTGGTCACGTACTCAATACAGTCCGGGTTGACGCAGAGGCTGAAGCGGCAGGTGTGGTCCCGGTCATGCCCTTTGGGCAGCTCGCCCTTCTTGCCGATCACCTCACAGGCGAAGCGATGAGCCCGGACCCGGCCCACCTTGCGGTTGACCCAGAAGGTCCCATAAGGCTTGCGGTTGCCTTTCCCCTTGGAGGTCGCGCCGATCCAGAACCAGCAGCCGCACGGCAGGATGTCCACGTGCTTCATGAAGCGGTCTATGTCGGCTTGGGTACATTCAATCATCTCGTGCTCCTTTTCTGACACCTCAGCCCCACACTAGGCGGGGCTGAGGGCATTATTCAGCAGGCGCTGATTCAGATGGTACTGCCGTCACCGATATAGGCGGGGCGGGAGCGGAGCCGCTCCATGAAGGAGCGCACAGGTGCCGGCGGCGAGACGGCGACGGTGATCAGGGCGGCGACGGTGGCGAGGGCGAGGACAGTGTCAACGGTCAGCTGGACCGGAAGGGCAATGAGGGCAGTGGCGATGAGCATGGAAAACAAGCTGACAAAGCCAAAGAAGTAGCGGCGGATCATGGTGAACCTCCTGTTAGAGTTGCGCGGGGACTATCCCATGTGCCCGAGTAAGCTAACCCGGGCACCGGGCTGGGTCTAGTCAGAATGGGATGTCGGCCTCAGCGAACGGCTGCGGCTCCTCCCGCTTGCGCTCAAATGAGCCCAGCAGGAACATCCGGGCGACGGCCTGGGCAGTAAGCTCCTTGCCCGCTTCCCGGTTACACAGGGCCACGACGATTTTCACAGCGAGGTCCAGCACAGGCTGCTCAGCGCAGCCCGGGGCAAGCTCTATCAATTCCCGGTTGGCATAGACCTCCTTGACCTCGGGGTCATTCGCCACGACGCAGGGCAGGTTGTCAACGTTCGGGAGCTTCATGCGGACCAGCTCCAGGGCTCGCTCATAGTGAGCCAGCTCAACGCGGGATGGGTCCCGCGTCCTCACCATCCCATAGGTGGAGGTCTGGGTGGCGCGTTCAGCAAACAGCTTGGACGCCCCGGCGACCATAGGCTGGCGACGGGCCTTGAGGTCGGCAGCGACCCGCATGAAGGTCCCCGACACCGGAGCCTCCTTGCCCAGATCGTACTCAAACCGGCTTTCCCAAGCCTCCTTGTCCGCCGTGAGGACGTTGGCGATGATCTCCCCGTTGTCGCACGCGGCGAGCGCACGCACCGTGTAGTACGGGGCCATGTGCGGATACATGAACGTGCGATCCTCGGTGAGGGTCATCCGGCTCGTGATATTGTAGGTGAACAGGGACGGCTGAGGCAGGTCCATGGCGCGCATGCCGTTGTAATAGATGGCCTTGGACTGGCCAAAGTGGACCTCCAGCCCCGGGACCTTGAGCAGTGGATCGCCCTCCAGGAACACGCTGCGCCGGTTCTCGTACAGCTCATCAAACTCGCATCCGTCCACCACGATGGTCGTGTAACCGGGTTTGGGGTTGGCGATGAGTTTGGTGTATGAGCAGACGCCCTCGGGCTCATCCAGCATGTTGCTGTACAGCTCCCGGAAGGCCTGCCACGGCTTCCAATTCTTGCCGTAGTTCAGGGTGAAGCCCAGCTCCTCGCCGTTCATCGTGATGAGCTGAACATCCTCGCCCCGGAACTTGGTGGCCTTGACCCCGAACACATAGGGCTGCTTGCCCCGGTACAGCGTGACGTGACCCTTGTTGCGAAGGATCACGGCGATGGCGAGCTTGAGGCCTGTGCCGAACTCCCCGATGGGGTTGTCCGTCTTGGGCTTTGCGTTGAGCCCGACCGTCTTGACGGCCCGGAGGTCAATGAGACCTTTGTTCTGGAAAATGATCATGGTGCTCTCTTTCTCAGTTGGGCCACTTGGGCGCACGGCCAGTGGCGAGGGTCATTTGGTCGCCGGTGATGGGGCAGATCGGCGGGCCGTATTCCTTCAGGGCTCGCTCGCTGATCTGGACGCGGTAGCGCTCATCAGCCGGGGAGACGTACACCGGCCAATAGCCGCCCTTGGTTCCCTGTTTGCCGCCGGACCTCACCACCATAGCGTCATGCGGATAGGTGCCCAGGAAGGCGGCGAGCCGGGCAAGCTCCGCCTTGAGCTTTGGTCCCGGGGTTGCGTGAGTGGGCTTCCCCTCCAGGCCGATCTGCTTACAGGCCTTTGCGAACTTGGGGCCGTGATGAACGCCCATGGGGAGGGCCGCGTGGATCATCTCGTGAAGCAGGACGCCCAGGACCTCAACCGGGTCCCCGACCGTGGGGCAGACAAATATGTTGGCGGTTTTCCCGGAGGCGCTGGCGGCCTCATACCAGCATTGCCCAATAGCCGTCCGGCTGGAGGCGAGGGAGACGGACACCTGCCACTTGGCACGCATCTTGATGTTCGCCTTGCGCAGGAGCGGGCGCATGGAGCGCACCGCCTTCTTGAGCCATTCTTCACGTGTCATGATACCACCACAATGCTTTCACGGCCCTCGGGGGTCAGGCCGGGTTGCCGGCGAAGCTCATCACGAACCTGACAAGCTCGCTCCCAAGTATATTCCTGAGCCAGCTCCCGGCGATGAGATTTGCTGCGGCCCCAGCTCCCCAGGTACTGAACGGCCTGACCATCCTTGGTCGGGAGGATAGCAACTGCGTAAAACATCTTGTGCTCCATTTCTCGGGGTGGAGGGTAGGGGGCTCAGGCCCCCTTCTTTTCCGTGTGGGGAACCGGAGCAGTCAGGCCCTCGGGGAGCACCAGGTGGTAGCAGTCGTCATCGCCGCGCTTGGTGGTGCGGATGCCGTAACCCTTCACCTTGTTCATGTCCCAATTCATGCCGGACTTGACGCTGACTTCCTTCCAGGGCTTGGAGCCGCCGGACAGAGCCTCAAGCAGCTCCTCCATCGTCGCACCCTGCTCCCGGGAAAGCATG